TACACATCCGCAAGTACAAAGAATAGTCCGACGCCGCAAAGTGCGCCGATAATTGCCTGTAACATACTTTCAAACCTCGTATAATATAAAAGTAGTAGTTTTTAGCGTTCCTCTCCAAGAACGAAGACAAATCTGCTATACTGTATAGGATGCTGTGGGTTGGTATTTTCACCTACCGCGTGACGGTTGCAAGGAGGCTCCAACCACAGCCCTTTACGAGTTTGTTAATTAGTTAGATACCGCAGGCAAGTGGAGATGCAAGACGGTTAATTTAGAACGAGGTTACAAGACGTAAAGTGTTCTGTGGAATCCCATACAGCATCAAAAAACACTTGGAGGTATCTAATTATGGTTTATGTCGGAATCGACGTAGCAAAGGACAAGCACGATTGCTTCATCGTAAACTCCGACGGCGAGGTTCTGTATGATGTGTTTACCATACAGAACAACATGGATGGCTTTGAAGATTTATTCTTCAAAATCAAGACCTCATCGATGGATCTGAGCAAAGTGAAAGTAGGACTCGAAGCCACGGGACACTACTCCTGCAACATTCTCGGATTTCTTCATAACAAAGGTCTCTCCACCATCGTTATTAATCCGCTGTACACCAGTCTAAGCCGGAAGAGCGTCAGTCTGCGTAAAACAAAAACAGACAAAGTGGACGCCCGTACAATTGCGAGTATGATCATGTCCGACGTGAGCTTAAAGCCCTACTCGGACACATTATACCACAACGAAGACCTAAAGTCACTATCCAGATACAGATTTGATAAGGTTTCCGACCGTGCAAAGCTCAAGCAGTCAGTTTCCCGTCTTGTAAATATTCTGTTTCCCGAACTTGAAAAGCTTGTATCAACGCTTCATACAAAAGCTGTATATGAGCTTCTTTCAGAGTTCCCCGGCGCTCATCAGGTCGCTTCTGCCAATCTGAAACATCTTACCGCTCTTTTAATCTCTGCATCCAAAGGGCATTTCGGCCGTGATAAAGCAAACGAAATCCGTGAAGCCGCACGACGTTCGGTCAGTTCATATCTGCCCGCAAAGTCATTGGAACTCAGGCATACCATTAAGCTGATTCGTGAATTGAATGACGAGATTGCCGAAATCGAGACTGAGATCAAGAAAATCATGGATTCCATCGATTCTCCCACTCTTTCCGTTCCCGGAATCAGCTATGCTCTCGGAGCGGTTATCGTTTCCGAGGTCGGTGATTTCTCACGCTTTGATAATCCGGACAAGCTGCTTGCTTTTGCAGGCTGTTCACCGTCTACATATCAGTCGGGACAAATTTATTCGACTCACGCAAAAATGGAAAAGCGCGGTTCGAGATATCTGCGCTGGGCACTGCTGAACGCTGCAAAGTATGTCTGCAAATGGGAACCCACCTTTGCTATATATCTCCGCAAAAAACGAGCGGAAGGTAAGCACTACAATGTTGCTGTTTCTCATGCCGCAAAGAAGCTTGTGCGCTTGCTTTACCATCTTGAAACCACAGGCGAGAAATACATTCCTCAGACTCTCTCTTGAGCCTGAACTAACAAATCCATACCGTTCCAGCCGGCGCAGCGTACCCTTGACAATCCGAAGCATTCTGATGCTACAATTTTCAAACGAGGGCGATGCTGGGCTTTGTTGTCTTGCTCTCTCCGTCGCCCTCGCTGTCTTTTATCTGCATCTGAATGCTGTTTGTCAAGGGCGGCGTATTTTTTTGACTTTTTTCTTTGTAGGGCTTGACATTTAATAGTTAGTCTCCTTTATTAGTCACCATCAGATACATCTTCGGTGTTACACATATTACCGTCATTTCCTTGAATTATCAAGTCATTTTGAGGGTATAAACTACCTAATAATGGAGAGTATTTTGCCCGCATCTTTGTATCAATTATGGCGTAATCTTCGGCTGTTATAGTGCCTCGAACCAGGAGGACTTTGAAACAAGCCATCGTAAGTTGATACAGACGCTCACGTTCAAATTGCGCTTTTGTCATACGGCATCACCGCCTTTGTGAAAGCGGTCATTGATATAGCAATCAAAGGTGCAGTATTTGCGGATTTTCTTACCGCTTGAATTGAACTCTCTTCCACAGCCGGGACAGGTGTGTACTTTGTCCTTTGCTGCGTTTTTGGCTGTTTGGGCATTCCACCAGGCGTTACTGCACTTCTTGCTGCAGAACTGCTTCTTTCTATGACCCTCCGTATGAATCAAAGTCGCTCCGCAATATTTACATACATTTTCAGGAAGAACCAGTTTGTTTTCTTCCTGCCGTTTGCCTGCCAGACCGTTTCTATTGCAGAAGGTTTTGACCGTGTTTTTTGAGATGTCCAAGACACTCGCAATGGCAGCATAACCGTATCCTTCTCCACGCATAGAGGTTATGATGTTTTTCTGTTCATTAGTCAAAGAAAACACCTCCTTCATGTCTACGGAGATTTGGAGACAGTTTTGATGAGGGTGTTTTTTGAAGTTTTTTAAATTTTGCAAAAAAATAACGCCCATCGAACCTCGAAAGGAACGATGGGCGTCATAGTGTTAGTTAGGGATTTTCAGCTTGTTACCGCTGTAGATCACATTGGACTTGAGACCGTTCAGCTTTACGATTTCGGGATAGCGGTTGCCATCACCGAGATACTTCTTGGCAATACCCCAAAGAGTGTCGCCGTGAACAACGGTGTGGATGCGATAGGTTTCTTCAACCTTCACTGTACCGGAGACAACCTTAAGGTTGTCGATTGCTGTCCAGGTATTAACGCCTGCAACAACCTCGCCACCGGTCTTCTTGACCTTTTTGCCAAGCAGAACGCAAGTCTTGCCACCTTTCACAACAGACTTACCTTTGTAGGTGGTCTGCGTTACGATGTGGTAGTAGTTCTTCACCCAGGAAGGGATAGCTTTGGTGGTAGGATTGTAGGTTTCGGCTTCAGCCTTGAACTCCACCTTATCACCCTCCTTGATATCAGTGGTGACGGTCGTGGTAGTGGAAGTAGTAGGCTTGCCGGTAGTCGTGGGTGCAGAGGATGCATTCAACTTCATGGCAACATCTGCACGGAAGGTATCCATAGACTTGCCGTGTTTCGGGAACCAGTGCATAACGTCACCGTGGTTAGAAGCAATACCGCGCTTGTAACCTTCGCTGTGGCAGATGATGTCCTTTTCGGTGAGACCGAATTCTTTACAAAGATGAACACACAGATCCACAGCCTCGGTATAGACCTTCTTGAAGTAGGTCGCATCGGTGAGACCGTCTTCGCAAATTTCAAATCCGATGTGGGTGTTGTTAGCCGAACCACCGGCGTGCCAACCACGATGGTCCCAAGGGAGTGTTTGGTACGTGGCAACAGTTCCATCAGCCAGCTTGCCGATGAAAGCGTGGACACAAACTTCACGACCACCCGGATGATAGGTGTTCCAGTGGTTGTTGTACTGGTTCTTGCCGAGTTTTCCGTCATCGGGGCCGACATAACGCTTGAGGGTGGGATTATTCGCTCCGGTGGAGTGAACCATAATGCCTTTAACGGCAATTTTTTTGCCCGCTTTGTAACAGGCGTTTTCAGTGAGAATCAGCTTATAAAGAGTCATTTACTTATCCTCCTTTGTAGTGGATTTGGTGAGCTGCTTTACAGCCTGGTTCGTGCCGGTCGCAGAGAGACCGCTTGCAGAGCCGAGGATAATAGCAACGAGCAAGTTTTCCGTTCCCATTACACCGGGAACGAAGTAAAATGCGATGACACCGCAAACTGCGCCAAGTACGCAGGCGATGAGAGGAATAAACCTCTTGAACTTTTCGTCTCCGCCCATAGCGGTTTTAACGATGTCGATGATGGAGTACACGATTGCTGCCAATGCGGGAATGGTTGCGATTTCAAAAGTTGTCATAGCACTACCTCCTTATTTGTGTGCCTGTTTGTTAATATGGTTTTCAATCTGCTCAATGGCTTCTGTGACGGGGCCATTGCACCCTTGTTCCTTCAAACCCATAAGGCAAGCAAGAACACCGTGAACAAGCACGGTCTGCTCTTCCTTAATGGATTTGATGTCACGGTCCTGCTTTTCCTGCTTGAGGAACCATTTGTAAATGGCGAACACAGCACCAAAAATGACTCCCAAAGCGGTAATAGTAGCCGCGACAGTTGTGATGTTGATTTCCACAGTCGTTACCTCCTTTTAAGATTTGGGTGTGAAAAAGGCACCCCAGGGCGGAGTGCCATAATTCCTTATTTCAGCCAAGACGGTTTGTCCGGCTTTTTCTTTGTTTCGGTTACATCGAGCCAATCCTTGTACCACTTTCGCAGTTCTTTGGTTTGCTTCTCTGTGAGAGTGTCATACCACAGCCAACCACGGTTGATGACAGAAAAACACTCCGCATTACGTTCAATGCGAAGTTGCTCGTTTTCCTCTTCCGTTTGGATAACTGTGGCCTGTTCTTCATCAAAAAACAAAGAGTCGTCTTTTATTCGGTAGGCATTGAAATGCTGTAAAAAATGCTCGATATCTGCGGGAGGATCGATTTCTATGCTTTCGAGAAGATTTCCATCTAAAGCGAAGTTATCAATAAACCCTTGTGCATTTGTTTTTATCTGCATTTTTTCCACCCCCTTAGTTGATTCCAAACACGCGGGTAATCTGTCCTGTAGAACTGCCGGAGTTCCAGGTAAGCGTAGTAGTGGTACTGGAATACTTTATGGTAAAGGTCACATAATTGCTTTCGTCCGCTAACTGATAGGTCACGGCAGAAGTCGTTATGATTGCTTTTGGTAGTGTAATCGAAATCAATGCAGAGGAAGATTTCGGTCTGCCAATAATGACATAAGCCTTGTAACTGCCGTAGTTAAAAGTGATGCTACCGCTTGACAGCGTACCATTGTATAGCGAAGTTGCAGTAATACCAAGATTTGACCTTGCCGTTGCAGCAGTTGTTCCACCAGTACCACCTTTTGTAAGCGGGATGGTAGCGCCCCCGGAATGATATACTGTGTAACGAGTACCGGGATGTGTGTCGGTTGCAACATTCGGTGCATAATACAGAGTGCCTGCGTAGGAATAAAGTCTGTCCCATGTGGTGGAACTACGATAGAAGTTTATGCCTTCTCCCTGGGAGTCAACAGCATCGAGCAAGTACAAACCATTGATACCGATGATGTCAGAATTCTGCATATTGATGCCGTAGACACCGTCAATCCAATACTGATTTCCTGTTACATTGATAACCTTCGGTGCGATGGTCTGTCCACTAATAAGGTTCGTACACGCAGCGGCAGCGGTAGTAGCACCTGTACCTCCCTTTGCGATGGTGACCGCAGAGGACAGTTTTGAAGGTGCAAGTGCGCCATTAAGTGTTGTGGCTGTTACGGTGGTCGCAGTAACCGTACCGGATACTTTAGCATCACCAACCACATGAAGGGCAACTTCCGGGTCAGGGGTATTGATACCGACCTTCTTTTTGCGAAGCGCCACAAGAGGCGTTCCCTGGGGAACAACATAGTAAAGGTCAACTGATGACAGCGAGTTCAACTGATCTCGAATTTGGAGATGGAAGTCATAGGATGAGTTTGCATCCAGGCTGCACAGTTCCAAATTAGAAAACGAGTAAGAGGTTCCGCTTTTGGTTACCGATGACAGGATTGACGTATACGAGCCATAGGAAGTAGCACTCGTAAGCTTGTATCGATACCGCACATACAAGAGACTGTTCTTTTGCGTGCCGGAAAATGAAACAGCGGAAATCGTACCGTTAAAGGCAAGCTGCATCTCCGCCTCGATGTCATTGGTTCTTCGGAGCGTTAAGGATGATACCTTTGGCTTAGCGTAGGCAATGACCGTAATTTGCTGTGTGTTGCTAACTGTGTATCCACGGGAGTCCGTAGCCGTTACCACCACATCCAAAGTGCCGGACTTGGCAACCGCACCAAGGTTAATGACCGCTCCTGTTGTATTGGAAAGGGTTACACCGTTACAAGTGGCGGAATAGGAAGAAATTGTAGCATTATTTCTTGCCGTTGCCGTGCCGGGGGTAACATACAAATACGAATAACCCTGGATGAACACCTGGTCGTCTCCGGTTACTGTTGAGGTGGCAGAACGACCATCATAAAAAGTAAAAGCATCCATTGTGGGTGCAGAGTTAGCAGAGGTTGTCTGTACGGTTGCCGTTTTTGTAGAGGTTGTGCCGATTTGGGTTGTTCCGCTATAGGTCAGCAATGCAAAGGTCGCAGTGAACGATTTAACGGAAGCCATAGCCGTGAGAAGTGTTGTCCTTTGTGCTGCGGTAAGTGATATGGTTCTTGCTGCCGTACCCTTTGCCCAAGAAAGCCCGGTAATCTCCAAGTAGACTGTAGAACCGTTTTTGATTTGCAGTTTATGGGTGTAGGCAGCATCGTATACTGTGGTACTCATACTTATACTGACTGATGAAGCATCCGCCGTAAGTGCGGAAACACTATCTATGGTCGAGCCGCCCAGGGTTTTGGTGGAAACCGCACTTGAAGTGCCGTAGACCTGGTTAGACTTCTTTCTTGCTCGAACCTTAACCGAGTAGGTCGTATTCGGAGAAAGCGAAGATAATGTGGTGTTGGCACTTGTGCCTGCTGTAGTAGAAAACTGTGTCCAAGAAGTACCACCGTTAGTGCTGTACTGCCAAATGTCTGCCGTTGCGGAGGATGTGGCACTAATCTTAAATCCGTTAGCCGTAATGTTTGAAGTGCTGCACGAAACTGTGGGTGCTGTTCTATCAAGGGCATCCAAATCAATGGTGGTTGATGCCGTTATAGTACCAATGCTTGTGCCACTGTAAGTACCACTGAAACGCCAGGACGCTGACAGAGCAACTCCCGTTTTTGTACCGTTGCTGTTGTGAGCAACACGGACAGTATAGGTTTTCAGCAAGGTGGTGTCATAACCGGCCACACTATCGCTGATTGCGGGTGCTGTGTAAGTTTCAGATACACCGTTAATGGATACCGTGGAGTCAGAACGAGAGCCAACGGACAGCGTGTAATATTTCAAATACACATTAAGCGTTACATCTGAGTAGTTGCCTGTGACACTCTGTGAAGCTGACCAAGTACAGTAAAGACCGAAGTTGCTGACTGGGTATTTTGAAAAACTACCACTTGTAGCCATAATATCTCCTTTCTCGCTTAATCAAGGATTACGATGTTTAACCCTTCTGAAGCGGTGGGCATTGGCACGAACTTGGTTCTGCCAACCGTGAGTTCGCCATCCACCGTTGTTTTCTTGGTGATGGTTTCATCCTTGTTTAGCGTGAATATTTTTTCTTCGTTGTAATAGCCGGAAAATTCCGTGTTGTTAATAACCGTCCTTTGAGCAGAGTCTGCGTTGGAAACTTCAATACCACGGCGGTCAATTTTAACCTCGGTGGTATAAATCTCGTTAGGAGCAGGTGTCCATTTGTGGACGGTCGTTCCTTCAGCCAAGATGATATCAGAAACATACAGACTTGCGATTCGGTTATAGCAGTAAACGGTGATGGTACTATCCTGCACATCGGGGATGATAGCGTTGTATTCCGTCCATCCAAAGGTCGATGTGGTGTTGAAAAGATAGATGTACTTATTACCGTTGTACTGGACACGAAAATAAGAGGTATAACTCGCTCCCGTTTTCTTTGCACGGAGCGAAATGACATAAGATGAACCGGGAACAACGCCCGTAATTACTTGCTTGAGAGTTGATGTATCCCCAAGCACAAAGCTTGAATCGGAAGTGGTGTTGTTCTGCACATCGGTAGAGCTATCTGTTGCCACCGTGCCGGATATTGCCCAATCATCGGTAATGCCGTTAAGGCCGGCAGAGTTCCTTATAAAATTGATGCCTCCGGCAAACTGCTCACTCATAGTGAGAGACAAGCCGTCAACGGTGTGTTCCAGTTCGGAGATCTGTTCTTGCATTTCAAGTACAGTCTCTTTTTCCCCTGAAACTTCACCGATGACGGTTTCCACTGTTTTTGTAAGGTTTGAAACATAACTGTTCAAGCCATCAATAGAGGTTTGAAACTCACCAAAGCGAGTGGTATGGGTGGACACGGTGGTGCGGAGTCCTTCAAGATTGTTTTGAACAACCCAACCGAGTCCATCCCACACCATTGTTTCCGGCGGGACAGTTGCCGTATTTACCCACAGCATACCGATGTACGGATTTTCGGGTGCGACATCAGAGGTGATGACGTCGCAAAGATTGATGATGGTAAATTGTGCAATCGCCCGCATAGAAGCACCTCCTTACAGCGTTACAACCACCATAAAGGTTGCCTTGGTGGCAACGTCGGAAGAAGAGACGGACAGTGTTTTGCCGGTCTTGCTACCGCTTGTACCCCAAGTGGTATCAATTGCACCGTCCTTGTTGTACTTCGTCCAGGTGTAAGTACCCTTGCCGTCAGCGTCGATTTCAGCACCCGCCTGGTAAACAACAGCGGTCAGTACCGTAGAACCGACACCATTCTTAAAGACATCGCCGCCCGTGGAGGTGATAACCACCTGGATGGGGTCAGAGTTGTCGATAAAGGTCGCAACATCGGTGAAAGTTTTGTTGTAGGTGTTAGAGGTGGAATCGGAGTCGGTTGCCACACACTTGAACACTGCATAGCTGTCAACGGCGGCAGCATACACAGTAATGGTTGCTGTGGTAGTGCCGGAATACATACCCGTGGTGTCGGACAGCTTTCTCCAACCAGTGCCGAAAGAGGCATCATAGCCGGAAGAAGAACTGGAAGTTACGGTGCTGTCCATAATGCCCCATTTGTAGGTAACATTGGTGGTGTCAACTGTGGAGCCACGCCACAGTTCTGCCTTTGCAGTAAGGGTGGCAACTTCGCTGTTCTTGAACACGTTACCGCTGGGAGTGGTAACAAGCAGGTCAACGATACCGCCGCCGTTTACGACGCGGGAGAAGGAAATGGTGAGCGGATGGGTAATGGACAGACCCGTAGAGTCGTCCTTGTAGGTAATTACGCAACGGTAATCAATGCCGGGCAGACCTGCCATAACATTGCCTTTAACTGTCAAAATATGGCTTTTGGTTCCGGAGAGAGCATAATTGCCGGAAGTGGTAAGAGCCGTAGTGGAACTTCCCACATACCACTTAACCGAGGTTACGTTGGAAGAAGTAATCTGATCTGTAGTAGTACCGATAACATAAAGACTTGGAGTCAACACCAAGTTGGTGGACGACCAGTCGGGTGTATAGGTCGCATTATCGGGGTTATACATCTGCGATTTCTGCAGGTTCGACCCGATGTAACCTGTGAGGGTTAAGGCATCATTGTAGTCGATAATAGTAAATTGGCCTTGAGCTTTGCTCATTAGGGATTCCTCCTTTTAATTCAGCCGAGTAGGCTGTTTCTTGTTGTCGTATCGATGAGGTCACAGAAGAATGTTGCTCTTACCTTGACATCATCGGAGTCGATTTCGATGGACTTTGTGCCACCGAAGTGTGCATCATTCCACAGCTTATCGGCTTCGGCATCGTCTGAAACCCTGGTCCAGATGAACTGATTTTCATCCAAGGTATCGGTGATGTTTTCATCCCAGGAGAAAACTGTGGCATAAAGGGTTGTGCTGATATTGTTGTTTTTGAAGATGTTACCGTTGGAAGAGCTGATAACCAAGCGGTACATTTTCTGTTCCTCAATGGTGGCAATGCGGTCTTCGACCTTTTCCACGGTTTCCGTAGTAGCGTAGGCACGAAGGACAACCTCGCCGGTCTCCAAATCCCAATAAGAAGAGCCATCTTGGGACTGAAGAACACCCGCCTTGATGATGTTAGCTACCAACGAGCCAGAAGTAATGAAGTCTGCAACAATCTGCCCATCTGCGGTGATTGCTGTTTCGTAGGGACCGTTGTAGCCGTTCTTGGAGAAACCGAGACCGCCTACATTCCATCTCCAAACATTGACCGCTTCACCGATGGACGGTGCATCTAAAATGAGCAGTTCATAAGGTTTGCCCGTTTCGGTGTCGGTATGGATAACCACATAGCCACCCGTCTGCCCGGTAATAAGTCCCGTAGCATTTTTGATGGCCGAGTTCATCAGTGCAGGAAATCTGTCGATTTTTGTCGAGGCTTCCTCTGCGGCGGCTTCGGCAGCTCTTACGTTGTTAAGCAAGTTTGCCTTTGCAGAGCCGAGTGTGATAGACACATACTTTTCAGCAAGCGAGTCATAAACCGTGGTGATTACCTTTGCTTTTGCCGTGATGCCGAGAACGCTGTGTCGAATGGTTACGGTGTCGCAAAGGGACACACGCTCCAACACAGCCACATAGTCAGGCTGTTTCCAGAGCGGTTCAAAGGCAACGGTCAAAGTAGGCACGGCTGTGCCAAGCGGATTATTTTTAAGATAGTTGTTTGCGTAGGCACGGAGTCCTTCTTCGGTGACGGGAGTCTCTTCATCGAAGTATTCTGTGAAGTCCTTAATATAGGTCTTTCGCTGAACCAAGGTCGTATCAGATATCGGTAACAGAATTTCAGAGAGTGTGACAACTGTTTCCGTACCGTCTTCTGCGGTTATCACAGCATACGGAAGAAGGTCGGTATAAACATCGGTGGTCTCGTTCTCGTGTTCCAGATCCGTAAGGTTCTTTCCGTATTCGATAACCACACCCGTTTTTTGACCTCTGCCTTGGTGATGGATTACGCGGAAGTTATCCCACTCGTACTCTCCACCCCAAAGGTCAAGAAACGAACCTGCCACACCTCCAAGACAAGCACGGACACTCTGCGGTCTTGCAACCGAGAACGGCTTTGCTGCGGAATAATCGGTGTGGCAAGTGAAATTATGTGGGGTTGCAGTATTCTGAAACACACGCTCCATCGCAAGGCTTGGTGAAATAGATTCTTCCGACCACTGCAATGCCGCTACAGAGGAAAGGTCGTAAGAAATATGCTGTGCATATACCGTGATTTCTCCGTTGATTGGGGTGGAAATGCGGTAAATGCGAAACACCTGGTCTTTAGCGGTGTCGTTGGGTTTGGCTTTTACGAGCCTCTCTTCGGCTATCTCCTTGTAAAGGGGACCGTTAATTGGATACTTAAATTCGCACTCAAAGGCACCGTTGCGTTCCTCGGTAACCTCACAGGAGGTACAATCCTTCAGAACACCGATGCCGAAGGAGGCGAAGTTGGTAGCGTTGGCTTTATAAAGTACCGGAATCATATCGAACACCACCTTGGAGCTACGGACAATCCTTGGATGTCCCCGTCAAAAGAAAAAGTATTCTCACCGGGATACAGCAGTGGAAAGCCATCACCCTCAACGGTGTCGTTCTTCGGTTCGTTGCCTTTATAACAGACCATCTGCTTCGAGTCGATTTCCACGTATTCATCAATGTCGGTGAATGTAAGCGTGGTATTGTTGTTAGCAGACTGAATGGTCAGCGTACCTTTGCCACTACCCACAACACGAATGATGGGATAACTTGGGAACAGATACGGGTTGGTTAGGCTTTTGCCGTTACCGATAAGCTGTGTCTTTTCTCCTGCAACGGAGTAACGGAAAGGTTCGCAAGAAAAACTGATCGTGAACACGCCGATACGGTTGAGTTCATCTTCAATATCGAGTTTTCCTGCATAGACCGCTTTGCGGGTAAACTCTGTATCGTAGGTATCGGAAAGGATGTGGTACTGGTTAAGACCGGAGTATAGCCAACCCTTAACAGCGGTAATTTTCTGCGATAATTCTGTAATGCTTTTGGCAGGCAGGAAAACGGAATAAGTGATTTGGGCGTTAGGGAATCTGCCGCCGTCACCGATTAAATCACCGTGCCTGCCGGGGATGGATAAGAAATCAACTTCATATTCGGGAGCGGAGAAAACTTCCTTGCTTTCGATACGAAGTCCCATATCCGAAGACTTGATGCCTTTATACACAAAATAATTCACGCAAATACCACCCCTTTCCGCTTTGCAAATTGTCCTGCGGTTACCAGCACCTCATTGGTGAGCTGCTGAATATCCTCGCTTGAATAGTTGTTGAAGTTTGAGATATTGAGAACCAAAGACAAACCGGATTTAACACTGTCCATAGCCGTGCCGGATACGCTTGCACGAACATTGCCATCGATATTGAAATCGGTAGGCAGTGCGGTTTCCATATCCTCTGCAAGACTGTGCATTACATCGGTAATGTCAGAACTCATTCCCTCGGCAGCTTTTACAGCTTCCTTGCCGTGAGAGTCGAGTGCGCCGGCAAGACCGTCAACAAGCATTTCACCGACCCATCCCATTTCTTTGGAGGGCGATGCAATACCGAAGAAGTCGCAAATGCCGTCCCAAATACCGGAAATCCATCCCGAAACTTTATCCCAAAGCCAGGATGCAAGTCCCTGGATACCTTCCCACAGACCCTTTACGATGTTGCCACCGATGGATGCCATTTCACCGAACAGAGAGCCGAATGCCTTAACGATACCCGCAATAATCTGCGGTACAGCTTTGACAATCTCCACGATAATGGTCGGAAGGTTCTTTATAAGAGAAATAAAGAGGTCGACACCTGCCTTGATGATGAGAGGCAGGTTTTCAAGCACAGCTTTGATAATGCCGGAGATAATTTGCGGAATGGCGTTCACGATGGTCGTGATTATCTGCGGCAAAGCTTTGATGAGAGAAATCAAAAGGTCAATACCGGCTTGGATGATGAGCGGGATAGCGTTCATTACCGCATTGATAATACCGGAAATAATCTGCGGAATTGCCTCTACGATTGCCGTGATGATTTCAGGCAAAGCCGCCACCAACGAGGTTATAAGCTGAATGCCCGTCTCAATGATTTGCGGTATAGCATCCAAGAGGAAGTTGATGATACCCATAATGATTTCCGGGAGTGCGGCGATCAGAACAGGCAGAGCGTCCAAAATACCCTGGGCAAGTCCCATAATCAACTGAAGGGCGGCATCCAAAATCATAGGTAGGTTCTCGATGAGCGTGTTTACGATTTGAATGATAACCTGGATGATGGTGGGTATAAGCGTAGGCAGTGCATTTGCGATACCCGTTGCAAGGGTAACGACCGCCTGTAGTGCCGTATCCAATAACAGCGGAAGGTTCTCAAGGATACCACTCACAAGAGCCATAACCAGTTGAAGGGCACCCTCCGCTATTTGGGGTAAGGCTTCAATTAACCCCGTAAGCAGAGCAAAAATAATCTCAGATGCAGTGTCTATGATGGTCGGTAAGTTATCGATAAGAGCCTGCGCCAAGGACCCCACGATTTCACCCACGATTTCCAGGAGTTCGGGTAAGAACTCCATAATCATATCGAGGACTTTCGGTAGGATATCACCAATGACGTCAGACATCTTACTGATATCGCCGTTGGCATCAAGGATGCCGTTAGTGAACTCACCAAGCAGAGCGTTGCCTTCGGTTGCAAGGTCGGTAAGCACCGGGAGAAGAACTGTGCCAAGAGCGTTCTTGGCTGCTTGTGCGCCAACGTTAAGATATTGCAACTGGTCGTCCAACGCGCCATAGGCATTGAGCATATCATCGCTGACAACATATCCGGCAGCACGAGCTTGTTCACCAAGTTCGTTCATTCGTGCGGCGCCAGCTTCAATTAAGGGGTTCAGTTCTTGAGCAGACTTGCCGAGGATTTGCATACCCAAAGCATTACGCTCGGTTTCGTTTTCAACCTTGCCAAGGGCATCGATAACTTCCCAATACACTGTATCGGAGTCGCGCAAGGTACCATCAGCGTTCGTGACCGAAACACCGAGTTTGTCATAGGCTTCCACCGACAGCTTGGTACCGTCCTGCACAGCCTTCATAGACTTGATTTGTTTTGCCATCGATTTTGTGAGTGTTTCGGTAGAAACATCAACAAGCTCGGCGGCATACATATACTCTTGAAGTTTATCGGTTGCGATACCGGTCTGCGTTGCGGTGGTTAAGACATCATCCGCATAAGCAGCACCTTCGGTTGCCATTTCCACAAGTGCCTTACCACCGGCAATAGCTGCAGCGGAAACGGCTGCAAAAGCGGCGGCTATGGTAGCGGCGGCAGCCTTACAAGCTGTGCCGAGTCCAGAGAATTTGCCACTGGCATCATCACTTTGTTCACCGGCGTTTTCGACTTCATCTCCAAACTGGTCTGCCTTGTCTTCGGCGTCATCAAATTCCTTTGCGGCTTCATCCAGTGCATCGTTGTTATTCTTGAGTTCACGCTCCATATTATTAAGGGCGGCAGTTGCGTTATTAAGCTGAATCTGCCAGTTTTGAGTACGCTTATCATTTTCTCCAAAGGAAGATGATGCGTTCTCAAGAGCCGCACGGAGCGTTTCGATTCGTTGCTTTTGAGCATCGATTTCTTTGTTTAGTACCTGGTTACGGGCGGTGAGGGCCTCGACAGAATTATCGTTCTTTCCAAACTGGGACTCAACGACCTTCATTTCCGAGCCGAGAACCTTAAAGCTCTGGTTGATATCCGCCAGTGCCTTCTTGAATTCCTTTTCACCCTCAAGCCCGATCTTAAGACCGAAGTTATCTGCCATTTAACCACCACCTTTCGTCAGATACCGTCCGGGATAATGTCATCAATGAATCGTTCCCGTTTCGGCTTGGCGATGCCAGTGTACTGTTTATGGCACTCCCAAAGGTCAAGGAGTAAGCCAAACGGCATCAGCCATACCTCATCCATTGATAGGTGAAGTTGGCCGATGCCGTAATATAAAAGTCGAGTAAATAACTCTTCGTCACTTACTCGACCGCCGCGTTTTTTTGGTCATCCTCACTCTGGATGTTACGCTTGGTGCCCTTAAACATAGCCTCGGTAATGGCTACCTTATAGGTGGCAAGGTCAGCAGGAGTAGTGAGAATTTCCACATACTCTTCAGTGAGCAGGTCACGGGGTTCATCCTTGTGCTGGATGTTGTGAACCAAAATTGTCTGATTCGCAAGCAAAGTAATGAGCCATACGATTTCACCGATGGCCATTTCAAAGTTCTCACTCTTCATTAGCTTTTCACCGAGGTTTTCAAGACCACCGTAACGAGCGGCTATCTCCTTGGTTGCCTTGGTAGAGAGTAAGAGAGTGTGTTCCTCATTGCCAATGAGGATGGTAGCAGTACGTTCCTTATCCATACTTCATAGCCTCCTTATTCAGCCTTTGCAGGTGTAGCAGAGTTGTATGTCGGTTCGTACACCTGCTTATACCAGTTGGCGATTACATCCGCTGCGATTGCAGCATCACCTTCGGTAGCTTCTGCCTTCCAGGGATGCTTGCCGGCACTATCTGCCTTATTGCGGCAAAGAATAGTGCCTTCGATAGTAGGTGTGCTAAAGGTAATACTGTCACCCTTGGTGGCAAGGCTGGATGCGGGAATACCGAAGATTACACGGTACAGCCAGAAGTACTTATACTTGCCGTTGGACTTCTTGGCACGGAAGCCGATGGCTACCGGAGAACCGCCGTCAGCGTTAGTGGCGATTACAACACCGTTTGCATCGATGGTAGACCCGGTGAGGTCAGACGCCACCGTTGCACCAATATCATCAACACCAAGGGACAGCGTACCGCTTTTGAACTCCTTGACGATTTCGGCAGCGCCGTCATCGGCATACAGAGTTGCTTCGGCAAGTTCGACAGAAAGGTCTGCAGTCATAGCTTTTGCAAGCTGTGCCGGAGTATCATAGCTTTCATTGCCTTGGTCATCTTCGGTGATTTTGGCATAGTAGAGTTTATCAAGACCGATAGTTGCCATTTTCATTCCTCCATTTCATAGTGGTTAGCTACATCCACGTTGTAGTGGTGATAGCCGGTCTCGGTTTCATAGCCGACATACTGTCTGCCGGTTATGGTAATGTCGGCAGCAAGCAAGGCTCGAATAAGAGCGTTCTTTTCCTTGGTATAGCTGCCTTGGGTGTATAAAGAAAGACGCGCTTCTTGCACGTCAATTTCGGGTTTGTTATCTGCGTGTACGGCAAAGGTATCAGAGAGAGGCACAACAACGATGTATTTATCGGGTGCCTTATCCGTGAACACACCTGTTTCAATGGGAATGCCCAGGGGTTTGATGACCTTTTGCATATCTGCAAGAATGCTCATAATTTGTCGACCTCCTCCTGAAACTTACGCTTCATAGCCTCTTGGCATGGTGTCTGTGTAGCGGATTTTGCAGGTTTCAAGAACGGTTTTGCGGGTTGCCCGTGTCTACCGTACTCGATAATGTTTGCGATTTTTGCATTACTTCCACCATCTGAACGAGGCTCGGAAAAGCCAATCTTGATGTTGTAATTGCCGTTACGGTCGAGTTTTACCGGGGTAAGACCCAGGGAGCGTTCCAACTCACCGGTGCTGCGAGAGTCAAACTGTGTTCCTTTGCCGATAACGGATGAAAGGTTGCTCTTTACTTTGGAAAGGACAACCTCACCGCCGGCTTCCAAAACACGCTCGGAAATCTCGTCAGTTCGGTCGGCAAGTCGGGAGAGCTTTTCAAGGAAATCATCCGGCATCTTAACTTCAGCTTTTGCCAACGGAACTCACCACCTTTTTCGCAAGCACCTCCGTGTACATTCCACGGCTTTTGACGTCTTCGACAGAAGTGATGTCGAACCTGCCATCCTCGCAAACAAGGATGTGGTCGGTAGTAACGTCAATGCCGGGAATGCTACGAAAGCGGAAAAGGTCTGTGGCTTCGGAGAAGGCGGCAAGATTTGCCCAACGTTGTGAGCCGTGCCGACCCTCTCTGTAGGCGCGTACAGAAGCAAGGACTTTTTCGGAGTTCACCACAAAACCCTCGCTGTCTTTTTCCTTTACAACGGAAACAATCTCGATGAAGGTGTTCATTTTTCCAAAGCTCATACTTACACCTTCCAATCTCGGTCAAGCCTTAAGAGAAGATTGACCGTGTTCCATACTTGCTGTGCTGCTTGCGGATTATCCTGGAAGAAACCACCTGTGCTACCGTCCCTTGACTCATAAAAATGAGATGTCAGCATTATTACTGCCTGTTCGGTTGTGGGCGGCATCGGGTGGTCTTTATAATGTCCTTCCGGGATGTGCTGATAACTCTCCGCATAAGCGGTGGCGGCGGTGATGTAGCCTTCGAGCAGACCGTCATCCACGCTATGCGTGAGAATTAAGTTGTCCTTTACTCTTTGGAGCAGATTTGCCATTCTACATCACCGCCTTTCGGTTACGCAGTAGCGGTGCCCTTCATCTGAAGAACCTTGATGGCCTCGGGAAGAATGAGCTTACCGTCGGTACGCTTGGTAGCAAGGAAGCCTACCTGTCCGGTTTCAGCATAGCGTTCGTTGAGGCGGCGGAAGGTAATGCCCTCACGGTCACCGATCCAGTAGTAGGAAAAGTCACCGAAAGCAACAGCCTTGGCACCGGCTTCAATCTCGGGGGCGAAGGGAGAATGGAAGATAGGCTTGCCGAGGAGCGTTTCGTGTTCTCCCTCGTGAAGAGCCTTCTGCCAGAGGTACTGACCGTTGCTGTCCTTGAGCTTGCGGATAGCACGCATAGTGGAATCATTGACAAGCCACACGGCATTCTTGCGATACGGTGCATCCAAAGAATAGAACAGGTCGATAAGCTCATCTGCAGTAATAGCAGTAGCGGATGCTGCGGTTACACCAATCTCCGCATCATTGAGCAAACCGGTAGGCTTATTAACACCATCACCGGAGAGGAACGCTTCTTCTTCCTTGTTGCCGATACGGCGGGAGAACTCTTCCACGAAATAATTCTCAAGGTCGAAGGCAGAGTCACTGAGAAGTTCCTCGGAAACCTTAATGAGAGTGCCGACCTTGTGAGCACCGATGTACTGCTGACCAAATACATCGTCACCTTCGGGGATGGGGCCTTCCTCTTCGATCCAGGATGCAGTGCCGCGAGATGCCACAACGGGAATCTTGCTTAAGGGTGCAGAGGTGTTGAAGCTGTGAGACAAGGAACGAACAACGTTACGGGCGGTAAGAGCCTTAACAAGTTCCTTAACAAACACTTCAGGGCAGATATAACCGCCCTCACTGTCGACTCCCTGCTGGAGGGCATTGCGAACCTCGTAGGAAATACCATTTCTTGCACGGGTTGCATTCCAGAAGGCATCCTTGTAGCTGTCGGAAGCAGTGCCGGTCTTGGTATCACCCTTTGCGGTTGCGGGTTTTTCGGTGATGGGAGCAGATACAGGCTTTGCAAGTTCTGCATCCATAGCTTCCATTCTTTCCATACGGGCGATTTCAACACCCATCTTGCCGATATCGTTTTCCATACCGGTGTAGATGGCATCGTCCTCAGTAGAAAGGAAACCATTAGCGTCTCTGTGAGACTCTAAAAAAGCTTTTGCGGCTTCAATAGCCTTGGCGCGTTTTGCACGCATTGCGATAATCGTCATTGCGATATCCTCCTTTTAATATTTCATAAGGTTGAGGCGTTCCATCAGTTCATTGACGGATCTGCCGTGGGTGGGTTCGGTCTGGGGTTCTTCCTTTGGCTCTGCCTTGGGTTCATCCTTGACCACGGGTTTTGCTTTTGCGGTGATTTTATTGATGAGTGCCATTTCCACCGCTTTGCTGGAAAACGCAAATGCTGGCACATCCGCAACCGTCTTTTCATCGGTGAGGATTTCATCGGCAAAGCCGAGTTCGATTGCTTTCTTTGCATTCATCCAGGTTTCGCTGCTCATAAGATGAGACAGCTTTGCACGGGAGAGATTGGTGCGCATTTCGTAAGCATTGATGATGCTTTCCTTGACCTCGTTGAGCATTTCGATGGCCTTCTGCATATCATCACTGTCACCGAAAGCTGCTGTCATGGGATTGTGAATCATCATCAAAGCGGTGGGTGCCATAAGCACCTTGGTTCCGGCCATTGCAATGACCGATGCCGCGGACGCTGCGATTCCGTCAATCTTAACCGTGACATTGCCTTTGTAGTCCATAAGCATGGTGTAGATCTGGCTTGCGGCTACACAGTCACCACCGGGAGAGTTAATCCAAACTGTGATGTCACCACTGCCTGCGTTAAGCTCGTCTTTGAACATCCTGGGAGTGATGTCATCATCGAACCAACTTTCTTCAGCAATAGTTCCATACAGCTCAAGGACTCGCTCTTCGGGCTGACCTTCGTCCGCCAGGTTTTTCCACGCCCAGAACTTCTTCGCTTGGGGTATCTTCATTGGTTTCCGTTTCCTCCGTTTCTGTAGGATTTATATCTGCATAAGCACCCGCACTACCGAGCGGAAGCATACTGCCGTTAATGAGGTACAAATCTCCGCCTTGTTCAGCCGGGATTCGGTCAAGGTTTTCAAGTTCACGGATATCGTTAGCGGACATCCAACCGTTCTGCCTTGCAATCGAATAGCCATTCATACGGCTTTGATAGTCACCTCGGAGCAGACCTTCCAAATTGAACTTGATGAAATACTCCTTCTTTTCATCGAGCGAGAGGAGAACTCTCATCATCGATTGCTCCCATCGAATTATCCATGGGTCAAGGGTGTATTTCACAAACTCAAGGGATTGCTGCTCAATATTAGAAAAGCTCGACTTCTCAAGGTCACCGACCATATGCGGTGGAACTCTGAAAATTCGAGCAATTTCATTGATTTGGAATTTGCGTGTTTCAAGGAATTGTGCCTGTTCAGGAGAGATGGAAATCGGTGTGTACTTCATTCCTTCTTCCAAAACCGCAACCTTGCCGGAATTGGATGAGCCACCAAACTGACTCTGCCAAGCATCACGTACACGGCTGGGGTCCTTGATGGTGCCGGGGTGCTCCAATACACCCGAAGGAGCAGCACCGTTTGCAAAGAACTTGGCACCGAACTCTTCGCAGGCAATTGCCATGCCGATAGCGTTTTTGGCCATTGCAATAGGACTGTAACCGACAAGTCCGTCAAACCCAAGTCCGGGAATATGGAGAACATCCGAAGGCTTGAGTTTTACAGATGCACCTTCCATTGTGTGTGCTTCTTCGTTAGACCGCTGATAGGTGTAATAGAGCTGTCCGTTTTCATCACGATCAACGGTCATTTTATTCGGCATCAGCGGATATAGAGCAACGACCTCACCCTTACCGTTGCGGATGATTTGTGCGTAAGCATTACCCCAAAGGAGCAGATGAGTCATCAGTGTTTCTCGAAACACAAAGGAACTCATCTCGGGGTTTGGCTCATCGTGCAACAGTAAGTAAAGCGGATGGTCGGTGGCCTTTGCCTTGCCACCGGAATCGGTGTACTTGTAAAGGTGGAGCGGTAGTCCCGCCACTGCTTCAGCAAGTATTCTCACGCACGAATAAACGGCGGTCATTTGCATTGCCGAGCGTTCATTCACGGGTTTGCCGGAAGTTGAACCTCCCATAAAGAAGGTGTATGAACTACCGGCTGTTCTGTTTTGAGGCTTATCTCTGGATCGGAACAATCCTGAAAAGATGCCCATCGTGATTCACTCCCTTCAGATAAACAAAATGCCTCGGTCGTTATAAACCGAAGCTGTAGTGTCGTTGCCACAGCGGATTGCACGGTCAAGAGCCATAATGGTAGCAACTGCACCGTCAATCTTTTCTGTGGACTTTTCCTTATCCGGCTTGATATTACCGGCAGGGTCAGTGCGGATGAAGATGTTATCCATCATCCAACGGAGGACGGGTTGACCGCCGTGGGCGATCTTCTCTTCAAGCACCAATTTCATCAATTCCTTTGTAGGCGGGGACATATCTTTGAATCCTTGACCGAAAGGAACGACCGTGAATCCCATACCTTCAAGGTTTTGCACCATCTGCACAGCGCCCCAACGGTCGAATGCGATTTCACGAATATTGAAACGCTCACCGAGCCGTTCTATAAACTTCTCGATATAGCCGTAGTGAACAACATTACCTTCGGTAGTTTGCATAAATCCTTGACGTTCCCAAACGTCATATGGAACATGGTCTCGTTTTACACGAAGGTCTATGTTATCCTCGGGTATCCAAAAGTACGGTAGGACAACATATTTGTCATCTTCATCGGTTGGCGGAAATACCAACACTAATGCTGTGATGTCCGTTGTAGACGAAAGGTCAAGTCCGCCGTAACATACACGACCTTCCAGGTCATCTTCGTTAATAGCGAAGGCACATTTATCCCATTTGTCCATAGGCATCCAGCGTACCGTTTGTTTTACCCATTGATTCAAACGGAGCTGTCTAAAGGAGTTTTCTTCACCAGGGTTTTGCTTTGCAGACTCGCAGGCGGCACGTACCTTTTCAATATCCACAGTAACACCGAGGGAAGGATTGGCTTTTGCCCATACTTTAGGGTCTGTCCAATCATCGTTCTCATCGGCACCGTAAATCACAGGATAGAATGTGGGATCTATTTTTCTTCCTTCGATAATATCAACCGCCTTTTGATGGATTTCGTAGCAGATAGAATTGAGGTTAGAACCGGCAGTTGTAATGTCCCAAAACACAGGTTGCGTTCGTGAATCGCCCGAACCAATATTCATTACATCATGGAGTTTTCGGTTTGGCTGCGTATGCAATTCGTCAAACACAACACCGTGTGTGTTAAATCCGTGTTTATTGCTGACATCTGCCGATAAAACTTGATATACGCTATTTGTTGGCAGATAAATAAGTCTTTTTTGCGAGTCAAGAATTTTCACTCGCTTTGCCAAGGCGGGACACATACGAACCATATCCGCTGCAACATTGAAAACAATAGATGCTTGCTGTCGATCCGAAGCACATCCGTAGACTTCTGCACGCTCTTCTCCATCACCGCAAGTTAGGAACAGAGCGACTGCTGCAGCAAGTTCTGATTTGCCTTGCTTTTTCGGTATTTCTACATACACAGAATTGAACTGTCTGTATCCGTTGGGTTTTAAGATGCCAAACACATCGCGGATGATTTGTTCTTGCCAATCGATAAGCTCAAACGGTTTTCTTGCCCATATACCTTTTGTATGGCAGAGACATTCAATGAAACTCACCGCATAATCAGCGGCAGCCTTATCGTAATGAGAATCTTCAGCCATAAACCTGGTTGGCTTATAGTTTTTTAGCTTTCTGATATGCGGTCACCTCCTAAAAAGGGTATAAAAAAACAGCCATATGGCTGTAACGAGGAACAGAGCCTCTCGGCTCTATCCCAGGGGATTATGGAATTTAGTAGTTTTCGGTATGAACCAAAATCTCGTAAGCAATCTGCGTGTCGGCATCGAGCGGTTTTATATCCCAACCTCTGTCGTAATTGCATACGACTTTTCCGTCACGCTTCAGCATAAGCTTTGAAATCTTACCACCTTCAATGCCGAATCGACTTCCTACAGGGTAAACCTTAATCCGGTAATGAAAGATGCTGTTATAAACCTTTAAAGAACCTTCTTTCCACATAAGCACACCTCACGCTTCACCAGTGAATATGAAATGTACATACTCTTTTCGGTGGTCTTCCAGGTAGTTTACAAGTTCATAGTATCCGGCTTCAAATGCGATACGCTGAACGGCGTTGATATCAAACATATTGGTAAGTCCTGTGTCTCGAACTGCGAGGATCTGTTCACGAACCTTTTCATCCATATCAGTCATCCACCTTTCTGCATACATCTTCACCGTAGGCAACACCAAGGGAAGACCCGCAATCCCACTTCACGTGGATTGTACCGATATCATCGACACCTTTAACAGTGCCTTTGCAACCTGGGACGAGTTTTGTGTTAAAGGGATCGTTCATATGAACCAACTCAACACGGCAGCCAACGGGGTAACGCTCCTTGAGCATTTCAAGTGTTCCTTTGCTTATACCAAACATTACGCTTCCTCCTTATATTCAGAAACTTCGCAGAATTCGCTTCCGTGGTCTTTGGCAATGGCAAGTGCCATCTTATGTGCCTTGCGGGCATTTTCAGCCGTAAAAATCTTGAAGTTATCGTTATCAAGCTCTACCTTATAGGTCTTTGCTGTGCTACCCTTGAAAGCGGAAGAACCTTCGAGGTTTCGCAGGAGGATTTTTCTTTGCAATTTGTACTCGTTGCCGATAAAACCGAGACGGAGGAGAAAGCATCGGAAGGCGTATTTCTCGTTTTCGACTTCTTTCTCTTTTGCGTTTATCCGCTTTTGATTCTTTGCCATATTGCATAAGGCTGTTACAAACTCCATGTAGGTATGAATTTCATCGGGAGTGCTGTCGGTTTTGAACCAAGGGAAATCCAAACGCTCACCGATGAGGTTAATGGGAAGGTCGTCAACTCCCAAGGCTTTCTTGATAAGGTTGCCTTTGGACTCGACCAGGTCAAAAAGATTTTGCAAAGAGGCTTCGGTGAAGTCTGCCATGGGGATTTGAATTGCGATGCCTTTGGGTGCTTCTGCACTCATATCACTTTCAAACCCTTCATCGTAGAGGTGCTCAAGCAATCTCTCAATAACCTCGCTGTCGGCGCGGTCATCAAAAATGAGGTTGCCGTCCTTATCGATGGTGAAGTAGTCCACCTCGTAGGCGAAGCTGGGAGCACCGAGGTATTTAACCTCTTCACCGAGCCACTTTGCAATGGTGAGAACCATTCGTTTGCGTTCCTTGCCGGGAACATTGTACTTGATTGTCATTACTATGACCTCCTTGTTTTTTGGTAGTCACATATTACCGTCAAGTACGAGATATATCCAGTTAATTCGCACATTATTCGGTGTAGAATATGTAGCCTTATTCTGTAGTTTTATTTGTGTAATGTACACGTCTCATTGACAAATCGTGATTTTTGTGTTATCCTATATGCAACCTATAAAGAGTGCGTGAGGGACAAGCCCTGTGACCGCCGACAACCTGCCGAAAGGTAAGGTGCCAAAGCTTGAACGATAGGGTTATATGAGATACTCTGCAATCCTGTCGTGACGATAGGATTGCTTTTTTACGCTCTCTTTAGGTAATAAACTTAAAGGAGCGTTTTTATTATGCGCAAAATCAAAGAACTCATTGGAATCGACAAGAAGGTTTATATCCTTCTTAAAACCAACGCTATCCGTTTTCGCTTTATGAGCGATGCGGAATTGGAGGGTATCACCTACGGGGATGGAGCAAAACCAACCGAACGCCCCGTAGATGATATTATGTCCCTCCAACCGGACGGCACCATTTGCTTCCTTGGTTGGGCAGGAAGAATGTGTTACCACCACAGCAGTAACGCCGTCACTCGAATCGATTACGAAAAGTACATAAACGATTCGGAAGACTATATTATCAGCCTTCGTTAAGGCTGTTATAGTAAACGATGCCCGATAACACAAAAAATACGCAAGGCAGTGCGACACCGTTGCCCCACATCTTATACTCCGCAGCATCGGAATGTGGATCTGTAAGCCACTTTCTTATCTGCTTGAGAGACTTCGGTTTCGTAGAGTTGCCAACAATTCTGCGGTGGGTCTCAAAGACATCGTACCAATAACGGATGTCATCCATCGTAGGTTCTGCAATGCCGAGGTCATCACACCACCAATCCGGGAAACCTTGAAGTCTGGCACATTCGGTGGGTGTGAGTCTACGGACGGTATAGGTTGCTTCGACTACGCCGTTATGATGACCGGGGCAAGAACCGTTTACGAGGGTGTTGCCACAATCTTCAAGGAAGTACTGCCCAACGTCACGAGTAGCAGACGGGTCAAAACCATAAGGCATTGCAACAGCACCAGGGCCTTTGGCTACCAGTGTCGGTTGTCTTTCAGCAGAGACCGAAGGTGTGAACTGCGCGTTTTTACCTTGGTTAAATGCATCACGACCGATGCCGTAGCATACGGCATTGGGGTCTTTAAAATCTCGTGCCATAAGGGTGGGCGAAGTATCCTGGGTTACTTGCGTGAAACTTCCAGTGGTCATTGCATAGACTGCGTGACGATCAATGGTGTTCAAAGTGAAACTAACATCTTTGTTAATGCCGTCACCCTGGGGACCATTCTTATCATCTCTGCCGATGACAGAACCTTGGATACAAATTGCAGGCTCACCACCGTGAGTGCAAGCAAGCGTAGGAGAAATATTCTCGCTGATACTGCAGGAACTTTTTCCGCCACCTTGGTCAACACAAACCACAGCAATGCCGCCCTGGTTGCAACCAGGGTTTCCACCGTTGCCATCAAGGGTGCGAGAAGTGTCTGCCTCGTAAATTCCGCTATGGGGATTCGAGGATTTCATTGCATTGCTGTCATTGGAAGAAATACCATAAGCCTGAAGAACACAATTGAAGTGGTTTTTATCCGGCATACGTTGATTACCACCTGCGTTGTGAGCAGTTAAAGTGGATGCGGTCTGCCCGCCATCCCAACTGCACGGCTCAAACAAAGTTTGGTCATTGTTGCAAGAGAGGGTTGCGGATTTGTTTTCTTGAATCAAAGCACCTTTTCCACCGCCTTCACAGCCGGAACGGATTTTCATAACAAGAGGAACGTTGCCACCACCGGTTCCCATACGAGAAGTTAGGGTTTGTACCTTGTCATCATCGGAAATGGTGACACGGCTGTCGGCGGGATGGTTTTCCAAAGCAACCGCAGCCGGAACAACACCGGCTCGGAGTGTTGGAGAGGTTTCTTCCTCGTAGCCGATAGTTCTGCTTTTAGCCGAGTGCTCGGTACAGAATCCGGCGGACTCCATCACGCAAGGAGGATGATGTGCCTCGGCGCGGAGAGTTGCTGTGATATCATCGGTGACATCCATTCGGTTGCCACCCTGGTCGTTTAGACAGATGCTTGCCGTTCCAGTGCAATGCGAAGCACGGCAGGCAGTTCCTTTCCACGAACGGAAGCTCTCCGCAGAATACCCTGACAAGCCTTCTGACTTAAAAAGTACGTCCGGGGCACTCCTACCTGCAAAATCTGCGACAAGGTAGATACGGCGTCTTCGTTGGGGGACTCCCCAATATTGAGCATCGAGAGTTCGGTAAGCAACGCTGAATCCGTCTCCCACGTATGCGTCTGCGTAAGGCCATCTGCCTTTTTCAGGCATAGGCACCTCGGTGTCCGGCTCTGCGATACCAATGACCGCTTCGAGGACGGCTTTGAAATCTTCTCCGCCGTTTGAGGAGAAGGCACCGGGGACATTCTCCCACACGATGTATCTTGGGTATTTACCATTTGTGGCATTCCTCATTTCTTTAATTATGCGGATGGCTTGATAGAACAATACCGATTGATGTCCTTCCAAACCGGCTCGTTTGCCCGCCACCGACATATCAGTGCAAGGAGAGCCGAAGGTGATAATGTCCACGGGTTCAATCTTCCCGCCATCCATAGTGGAGATATCACCGTAGTGTTTCATAAAGGGCAGCCGCTTGGTGGTTACCCTAATAGGAAACGGCTCGATTTCCGATGCCCACACAGGGGTGATACCGGAAAGCAAGCCGCCTAAAGGAAAACCGCCCGAGCCATCAAATAAGCTGCCGAGCGTTAAATTATTCATTTGTACCTCCAACTTCGTCAAAGCTGTAAGTTAAGCCATCACGCTGAACCTTCACATCCTTGGAAGATCCGACCTGCTCAATATAACGCTTCACGATAACATCGCAGAATTTTTCATCAAGCTCGATGGTGTGGCAAATGCGTTCTGTCTGTTCGCAAGCAATCAAGGTGCTACCGGAACCACCAAAGGGGTCAAGCACAACCGTGTTGCTCATAGAGGAATTCATAATCGGATAAGCCAGAAGCGGAATCGGCTTCATCGTAGGATGGTCACCATTCTTCTTGGGTTTGTCAAATTCCCAAATGGTAGATTCCTTACGGCCGGTGTACCACTGATGTTTACCTTTCTTCTTCCAACCAAAGAGAACGGGTTCGTGCTGCCACTGATACGGAGAACGTCCAAGCACCAGGGACTGCTTCTTCCAAATACAAGTGCCGGATAAATAAAAACCCGCATCGGCAAAAGCCTTGCGGAAGTTAAGTCCCTCGGTATCTGCGTGAAACACATAGATAGATGCATCGGCTGCCATAGCACCTTCGGTGTTCTGGAAAGCAGCCAGGATAAAATCGTAAAATGCGGTATTCTCCATATTATCGTTTTTGATTTTACCGGCAGAGCCTTCGTAGTTGACATTGTAAGGAGGGTCGGTAATTACAAGGTTTGCTTTGACTCCGTTCATCAGAAGGTCAAAGGTTTCTTCCTTGGTACTGTCACCGCACACGAGACGGTGTCTGCCGAGCATCCAAAGGTCGCCCGCCTTAGAGAAGGTAGGCTTCTGCATTTCTGCTTCAACGTCAAAGTTGTCTTCTTTGACATCTTCCTGGAGCGTTGCCTTGAAAAGGTCATCGATTTCACGAGGGTCAAAACCCGTAAGGGTTACATCAAAGTCTTCGCCCTGCAAGTCGGAAATAAGCAGAGCCAACTTATCTTTATCCCAATCACCGCTGATTTTATTAAGAGCGATGTTGAGTGCTTTTTCCTGTGCCTCATCCATTTCAACAACGACACATTCGGTTTCGATGTGACCCAAATCAATGAGCACCTTCAAACGCTGATGTCCACCAATCACACGTCCCGTGGCCTTATTCCAAATGACCGGCTGAACCATACCGAATTGCTCAATGGAGCGTTTCAGCTTTTCATACTCGTCATCACCGGGTTTCAAGTCCTTACGGGGGTTATAGTCTGCAGGAATAAGGTCGGTCAGTTTCTTGTTTTCAATAAGCATTAAACCAACCCCCATTCCGCAAACTTCTCGAAGCCGCCTACGGAGGTGATAAACTTTCGAGCCGTTTCGACAATCTTTTCATAAGGAATGCCACCAACGCTCTCGTCACCGATAGCACAGCAGAGTTCGACAGTCTTGCCGGTTCTCTGTGCTTCAAGCCAAGCATAAATGTTTACGCTGACATCTGCTTTGGAGAGGTCTTTGCCGTGAAGGCCACCACCGGTAATGGAGTCAGCCATATCACTGCCGAGCTTCCTATTGGTAGCACCGGTATCAACGTCTGTTCCGCCGGTCCAATCTCCAAGTGGGTTAATCTGTGCCTTGGGATAGAGCTGTTTGAGTTCGTTTGTATCAACGTTGCTCTGACAGATGACAAGGTTGTCTTCAGCCAAGATGTACTTTCCATCATAAGGGTAAACTGCATAGATATCTCTTGCAATGCCGGAGAGAGTCATCTGTTCCTTGGTCATAGGCACACCCTTGAAGATGCCGTTATCACCGCAGCGAATGCTGTCAGCCTGGTTACGGGCAAGGTGTGTATCCTGGGGAACGACAACGATGTTACACATAAGATTGCCACCGATACGGTGGATAGCTTTTGCTACATCCACTTTATCGATGGCAGCGGTTGTTTCAATGATTGCGTGGCAGGTGCCGTGTCCAATAAGAACCTCGACAGCCACCTTGGGGTTTTCTTCGACAGCGTAAGCCAGGTCAACAATGGCCCCGGCAATTCTGTCTGCCACCTTGTCGGGGTGAGCAGGGTTTACTTTTTCAAACATATTAGTTTCCTTTCCGAGCGGAGAGCAACCGCTCCATGAGATCATCCTGCGGAGATGTGCCGCCATACTCCACAGCACAGTTTTCTTTTACGATTTGGTAGATTTGATACCAAACCTGGTTGACCTGTTTCATATAGGTCTGGCTCATTGCGACATACGGAGATGCGATTGCATTTCCGGTGGTAGGATGCTTTGCAAGGAAACCATATTCGGAGATACATTCCTCACACTGAATCCAACGGCTGACACTCATTGCGTATTGCTCGATAAGCTGGTTGTTTACTAACCGTTCGCAGCCACGAGCTTTTAACCACGCAAAGGTATCACGATAGACCTCTTCGGCACAGAGGTCTTTACCACTTTTCTGTTTTGCCTTCAAATACTCCTTAATAGGCGGAACTTCTACACCTTCTATTTCTGTAGGTGTGGGTAAAATCATCGCACCATCGAGTCTTCCATCGGCAATTTTATCCACAAGAGCCTTGGGTTTTCTACCGGAACCAACCCTGGAACCACCTCGTGCAGTTCCGTCTTTTGCCATAAAATCACCTCCTGGGGTTAATACCCCGTTTGATTTCCGGTTTTTTAACACGACACCCCACGCCCGTTGCACGATTATTTAGTCGTAGAGATTTTGATACCCCCACCGGGTCAGCGGTCGTGCCAACGGTCGCCACGCTCTGCGTGTATCTTTGCGTGACAGGCTTTGCAAAGAGCAATCAAATTGTCTCGACTATGTGTGCCACCTTCCGATAAAGGCTTTTTATGATGAACCTCTGCGGTCGGTACGAGCAAGCCGTTGGCTGCACACTGTTCACACAGCGGGTGCTGTTCCACATAGCTGTCACGAATACGCTTCCAGGCACGGCCGTAGCGTTTGCGTACTGCAGGGTCACGGTCGTACATCTCGTAGCGTTTAGCTTCCGCCTTGGCGTGTTCCTCGCAGAACCTACCATCGGTGAGCTTGGGGCAGCCGGGGTAAGAACACGGTCGCTTGGGTTTCTTCGGCATTCTTTCACCTCCTACGGAACAGTTCTCCCAACTTGTATTTGAGGATGTACCATAGCTGTTCAAGATAGCCAACCTTGCAGTAACCCATACAACTCCTCCTTTCGTCGGGCATAAGAAAAGCCTCCGCAGGGAGATCCCCACGAAGGCTGTCCTTATTCTCTTTGTCCATTATAATAATACCATAAGAAGTAGGTATCATTCTATGTCTTTAGGTATCCAATTTCAGTTTTTCATCACAAAAATTAAGTGCTTCATTATGGAGCTTGTATAGGTGGTGTATGGTGTGGCACATATCCACCGCAATTTGCTCCCAGGACTGGAAACACAGGTAGCGTTTCTCCAGAAGGGTTTGCAATTCGTGATGTGGAACGGACTTTATAAGGGTTGAAATGCGGTGCTTCAGCTCCACCAGTTCCTGGACATCTCTGCCGAGTTCTTCTTGAAGGTCAACAATCTTGCAAACTGCATCTGCCATAAGAGAGGTGCTCGGAGAAGGATTGTGCGGCATCCCGGTTAAAGTCGAGGTGCATTTGGTTGCAAGGTCATTAAGGGAGTCGATTTGTTCGACCTTGCTGTTGATCCTCATATCGAGGTAACGAGCTTGTGAAAGGAATTCTTTAGCGGTCATATTCAGTACCTCCAACGTGATATTCACAGTGAGGCATTGAAGCGTTGGTGCGTTGTAAAGCGTTGTTTATTTGAGTCCTTCGATAATGCTGCGGACTTCATCCACGGATCTTACTACCACAGCCGTTCCACCGGCTTTGTGTATCTTGCGAATAGTGGCATCCTGGAGAGCTGTTGTTTTCCCGGTATCTGTTTTAACCTCAAAGGCGACAAATCTGCCATTGACACATACGATAATATCGGGTATTCCGGCTGTGCCGTACATACCGCCGTGTTCCTTCCAAGAGAAACAGCGCGGTACGGTTTTAAGGTATTTCAGTATGGCTTTAACGATGTCATTTTCCTTCATCTGTCAAACGACCTCCTTAATTTTCAAGGCTTTTGACACTTCTGACACTTAAAAATGCATTTTCACGAAAATTTATCTTGAAAATATTCGCATATATTGGAATAGTGTGTTTTTTCAAAATAAAAATATATAAAAATAGAATTTTTGGTGTCAAAGTGTCAAATGTGTCAAAGTGATATTGGTCAGTGAGCCGTATTATTGGAAATACGACCCGCGAACCAATCAGCCGAGCATTTCGGACAAGCGAATACCCGACAAAATGCGTCTTTTTCCAAGTGCATCGACACCGCGTTTCACATTCGGCATAGACGCTGTGAGCTGCTGAACAAACATACGCTGTGAATACGGCTTGAGACCGCATTCTTCGCAGTATCCCTTGTAAGCGTTGAACATTTCGGTAGAGCCGGCTTCGTACTCCTCGTTAAATTCGCAGTTTTCACGAACAAAGGAAAGCACGGAATCGCTGTCTTCACGATACTGCTGAAGTTCAGCCTTATTAACCTCGGTTTCGGAGAACATAAACTGCTTTTTCATAAGACGCTTGAGTCCTTCGAGAGCAAAGAGGAAAATTCCGTCTGCTTCCATGCGGAATTTGTCGATGAGTTCAGGGTCACGCTTTTCAGCGGGTACAGAGTGATTGAAACGCATAATAATGAGCCTACGGTAAAAGCCTTCAGAACGGTCACCGTAGTTTTTGGGGATGCTGTTGCAAGAGAACAGAAGTCTTGCACAGGACTGAAACGAAAAGGGGTTCTTGTTCTTCTTCTCAACGGTCAGATAGTCTTCACCGACCAATGCTTTAAAGATACCGTTGTCATCAATGTACTTCGTAGGAAGGTCGGCAAAGATATTCGCCAGTTTTCCGAAGAGTTCTGCGGTCTTAAAGCGTTCATTCAAAGCCTGCCAGGAAACATTGGACACGTTCTGTTTACCGAGGAGAATGTCGTTAAGTACACGGAGCAATACGGATTTGCCCGCTCCGGCAACGCCCACGATAACGAAGCATTTCTGTGCGGAATTTACGGGGATAAGGAAATAACCGAGCATTTCCTGAATGAGAGCCACTTGCTCCATATCACCGCCCATAGATTCCTTGAGAAACTTCTTGAAACGGGGACAATCTGCCTTCTTGTCATAGGTAATATTGAGCTGTACCGTAGAGTAGTATTCCGGGGTGTGCTCGATCAGCGTATCTTCGAGAACATTGTAAAGACCGTTCTTGACATTGATGATATAGGGGTTGGGATTCAACTCACGGATATCCTTCTGTACACGGAGTTTCCACTGCTGCGTTGCATCCACGATCTGATTCATTTTCATTTCGCGGGCAATCATCTTATCCTGAACAAGACGCTGTGCCTCCATTTCGGAGATTTCACGGAATACACCGCCTTGATAAAGGAAGAACTGCTCGGCGGCATAAAAGACGTTTTCGGTAGTTGCCATATGCTCACCAAGTACACCGGGGAGAAATTTGAGTCCCTGCGTGTTTACGGTGTACCACGGAGGAAGTTCCATCATAACCGAGTTGGCGCGGGACTTTGTAGCCTGGTACTCACGGCTATGTTCCTTGTAAATCTGCGAAAGCGGACGAAGGAAGGTGTTTTTGAACTTGAAATGTTCCTTTAGTTCAAAGTTAATGACGGTTTCAGCGGTAACAACATCCTGGTTATACAGATAGGTTTCGATGAAGTTTTTTGCGGTCTGCATATCCTTCATTGTGTCACCGGTAACCTCAAGTGATGACACGATTTCACGGAGACCATCCACATTGAGAGGAAGGTAACTCATTGCGGCAGGTGCCTTGCACGTGCATTCGCCGTTTTCCATCTTGGGACACTTGAATCCTTTTTCTGCGATGGTCTTGCAGGTCATCGGCTTCGTACCACTATCGAGGTAGTGATTGATTTTACGTTGTGTATTTGCTTCGCTGTAACCGGGATACGGAACTGAAAGTTCGTGAATCAGATTGACGCCGCCCTCAAAGGGGGCAAGGTTCGTAATCATAGCATACCAGTCGTGCTCGGAGAGGGTTGCAGCCTTTTCACTGCAATGCTTAATGAAATCGCATCCGTGAAGCAAGAGTTCGAGACCCTTTTCAGTGCCGACTCTTGTCTCAACCGGCTGTTCTTCTGCGTGAGGCAAAACCTCAAGGAGCTGTTCCTGGGTATATTTGCGTTCAGGGTGATAAGAAAGACATTCCACCATAATGGGGTCTTTTTTACAGTGATTGAAACCGGGCAAACGCATAACACGGCTCTCATTAACACACATAGGGTCACCGTGAAAATGAGACACGAGCTGTTTCTGCACAAAGCGGAACTGCTCAACCTTTGCATTACGCATCAGCCAGTATACGTGCAGAGACTTGCGGGTTTTGATGACCATAGACGGAGGAAGCGGAAACTCATCGATTGCCTTCTGCTGTTCTTCAAAAGAGAGATCGTCCATTTCAACGAACTGTGCGTTGATACGGCTGATGCTACTGTCTTCCTGGCCACCGTAGTTAACCACGAAGAAAATGCCACGATTCTTTTCATTGTGAGATTTCAGGGTGCCTTCGATAGCGGAATATTTACCCGCTTCCATTTCGAGCTTCGCACCAGAGAATACACCTTTCTTCTTATCATCGAACACACGGAAGCACACCGTATCTTCGGGGTTAAACAAAGCAAGCAATACGTCCTGGGCAGAGATATTCATTTGACCGCCTCCTCATCAAAGTACTTAATGGGTTTACCAAGGTGCTTAGCTTCTTTGATTTCCTGTTCCATACCGGCAGAGAGAGTTTTACCAAAGCACCAAACCTCATCGCACAAAGCAAGCAATGCCAAACCAAACATTGTGCCGATTTCTCTTTCATTAGGATCGTTGTCATCAACAATCTGCGGATAGAGTAAGTGTGCTGCGATGGGCATCTTCTGTTTATCAATAGCAAAACGGCAATAGCGAATAGCCGCCTTGACATTGTTCTCAATATCCCCGGCATAACGAGATACGATATACACCTTGGGACGCTCCTTGAGTTCTGTCTGGCGCCGCCAAATTTCACGGCGCTCAAGACGATACTCCTTCATTACTTTGCCGATTGCTGCACCTGCAGTAGGGTCGGCATATCCTTCGCTGTTTCTATACATTACACATCCTCCAGTTCTTCCATCGTGCCGAAGGTCTCACCGGCGGAGGCTTCTGCGACAAGGGGTAAATCAAATTCAGGGAAAGGCTGTTCTTCCATACATTCCTTAATGAAACGGACGGCCTCTGTGAGCTTGTCTTTGGGAATGATGAAAGTCAGTTCATCGTGGATCTGCAAGATAGGCTTTAACCAGTCCCTCTCCGGCAGACCACACATAATACGCTTAATAGCGAGTTTAAGAATATCGGCAGCAGTGCCTTGAATCGGAGTGTTCAAAGCACAACGTTCTGCAAAGGACTTCACACCCCAATTATCACTACGGACACCGGGCAAATATCTGCGTCTGCCGACCCAGGTTTCCGAGTACATCTTGCGAACTGCATCAGTCTTTGTTTCTTCCTGCCATGCGGTAAGACCACGATAACCGGCTTTGAGGTTATTGATGATTTCAGCACACTCGGCTTCGGTCTTTTCGACACCCGCTTTGAACTTCAATGTCTTCTGTAACCCTCTCGGGAAGAGACCATAGAATGTGCCGAAGTTTACGTTCTTTGCGATGGTGCGGTGCTCCTTATAATCGGCAGAATGTTTATCCTGCGCTTCGTCGTAGGAAACACCGAAAATAACAGAGGTTGTTGCTGCGTGAATATCTCCACCGCGTCTGTATGTGTCCATCATTACCTTGTCACGGCAGTAGAACGCACCGACACGAAGCTCGATCTGCGAGAAGTCCAAGGACAGAATGAGATGACCTTCGGGTGCTTTGATAAAGTTACGAACACCAATGGGGTCGTTAGACTTTCTCGGCATATTCTGTGCATTGGGGTTGCGGCAGTTCATACGACCGGTATCCGTGGACAGAGCGAAAAGTTCAGGATGAATATTGCCGGTTGCAGAGTTGCGATGCTTGAGGTAACCGTCAATATAGGTGGATTTGATTTTGCCCCACTTGCGATATTCCTGCACCAAAGTGAAGAGATTTGAAAGTTCAGGCTTATTCTCATCGCACCACTCTTTGAGCAGAATCATCGTCATATCATCGGCAGCCTCTTTATCAGAAGCAGTAGTCTTGAGGATAGGCAAACCGAGGTCTTTGAACAGATAATCCTTAAACGCCTTGGTGCTACAGTTTTCACCGATAGCCACATCACCAATGATGAATGCGATTTCCTTACGGATGCGTTCCATTTCTGCTTCAGCTTCCTCTTTACGCTGAAGCATAAGCGGATAGTTGATAGGAACTCCGTTGTACTTCATAATGCCGAGATATACGGCGGTCGGTGATTCAATCTCTTCAACGATAGTGCGATGCTTGGGCAAGAAGCGGTCAAACCACTTGTTAAAGATGTTATACAAACGGAGAGAGTAATCGGAGTCAGCAGCACCGTAACGGACGGTTTCGGCATCCTGGGCATCCAGTTCATCAAAGTGTCTGCCATCGGTTACATCGGTGAAGGACGGGAGCGGTTCACCGCAAAGTTCTGCTGCCAGTTTTTTAAGACCGCTGTCAGTGAGCTTACGAAACTCGGTGCAACTCTTGAGAGACATCTGCGAAGCAGCAATGGTGTCGTATACGGGAGGCATAATAACAATGTCACGGGCATAGGACATTTGAGATTCAAAAGCCAGATTATGAGCAATCTTTACGATTGCGGTGTTCGACAGAAATTCACGGAGAAACTTGTCGAAATTGGTCGGCTCGATGTTCTTACCAACCTTGTGTGCAACGGGTACATAGATGCCGGAGCCTTCCGATACGGAGAAGGAGCAACCTACGATATGTGCCTTGTGAGCATCGAGGGCAGCTTTATCCTCGTTGCGGTATGCCTCGTCCGGGGCAGTTTCATAGTCGAAGGCGATGATTTTAGCATCACCGATATATTCACGAATGCCCTCGACAGAGGTGATGCATTTATAGTTAGCGTTCATAGCGTTGTCTCCTTATATGGGGTTATCCAGGGAGGGCGAACCCTCCCCGGACACCGTTGTACTTACTTCAAGGGTTCGATAACTTCACCGGTTTCGGCATCAACGAAGGGCGCTTCCTCATCTGCGACAAGGTCGGCAGTAGTGAGGTTTGCGGCATAGGTCTTCATCTGCTCGACCATAGGTGCGAGGGATTCAATCTCCTCGTTGGTGAGCGGGCGAACGAACTTGAAGGCTGCCTGGGAATAGGCAATGTTGCTGTCGGACATAGCCTTCTTGAGGCTGATGGTGGTCACGACACGGCTGAGAGAGCTTCTCTGGGTAAGCAGGTGCTTTACATAGTTCTTGTATGCTGCCGAGGAGCCGACAGGAAGATTGAGGATAACCGGGAAAAGATGACCCTCACGGAGAATGTAAAGCATACGGCGGTTCTTGCACGCCTTGCTCTTGCCATCACCACTACCGAACTTGTTATAAGGACAAGTCTTACAGTTACCACCGGGAGTGCCGGTGCCGTGCATACCATCAAAGGAACTGCAATCGGGAGGATTGCTGCCACCAGTATACTTATCCTTGTAATAAGCATTGGCGGGATGGTTGAACAAGATTACGCCTGTGATTTCCTTGACCATTTCGGTGTCATCACCATCGGCCGAGGGAATCTCGAATGCAGTGGAGCCACCGGCGGGAATCTTAATGCGGTCGAGCTGAAGCTCAATACCGGCACAATCCTCGTTCATGGCTTCGTTGAGCCACTGCATATCTGCCTGGGTTGCAAAGCCGCCTACATTGGCGATTGCGTTGGTTTCTTTCTTTACGATCTGATTTGACATCTGCGTGTCCTCCTATAAATTGAGATTAGTAATTTGTCGATGTAGCGTTGTAACGATGGTTCGATGGGCGTTGTTCTATGTCAGCCCTTGCGGATGCCGACCGACACCTTTTCGTAAGTACTTACGCACTCGGCCAGCCACGCCGGGACTTCATCACAGTTGAGTGCCATCTGCTCCTTGACGAAGGAAGCAAGAGTATTGGCATTGACGGTTTCGGTTACGATGTCACCGTAGCCATTGGTTTTAAGAGCCTCAATCATCTCTTCCTTACGACCTGCCGCCGGGGATGCAAAGAGACGGGTGTTGAGGTAGAAGGTGCTGCCGTTGCGAGAGAAACGTTCGCATTCGGCTTCTGCCATTGCATCGGAAAGTTCACGGTCCAGTTCTTCAATCTGTGCGCCGACAGCCTTTGCCTCGGCATCGAGTTCCTTCTTGCGGTCTTTCAGTTCTTTAAGCTGATCAGCGAGACCAAAAATGTAGTTATCCATATTTCGAGTTCTCCTTTATTCTTTGAATGGGTTGATGCCTTTGCGGTAATCGTCAACCAGGCTTTTAGCAAGGTCGACCTTTTGACGCAAGGCGCGTAATACTTTAGTGTCAACGGTGCCTTTGGCAACCAGGTAAATGTAGAGGCAGTTGTCTTTTTGAGACACACGGTGAATACGTGCTTTTGCCTGCTCGAAATTGCTCATGCTGTAATCGAGAGAGTAGAACACCATTGTTGAGGCAGCGGTAAGCGTAATGCCAAGTCCGGCTGCCGCTATCTGTCCTACGAACACACGGCAATCTGCATCCTCTTGAAATCTGCGGATTTCTTCTTCACGGTTTTTAACACCGCCTCGAACAACCGCATAACCGATGCCTTTCTTCTCAAGCAAAGCCTGAATATCGTTCAGTTCGGGAACAAAACGTGCCATCACAACGAGTTTCTTTTCTTCCGCTATTGCAGAATCAAGGATATCGGAGAGGGCTTTCAGTTTGTCTGTGCTGACGAGATTGGTGTCACCCTCATCATCAGTGAGGTGTCCGCCTGTTACCTGGGAGAGACGGAGCAGTTTAGTCAGCACATTTACAGCGGAAACTTCAGAATCGCCAAGCTCGGTGTAACTCTCTTTTTCGAGTTCCTTGTAAATCTTCATTGCCTTGGGTTCGAGCTGTACATAGCGGATTTCTTCGCTTATGTCCGGCAGATCTAAACATTCCGCTTTGGTGACTCGGTAAGCAATAGAGTGCATACGCTGAAGGAAGTCATCGAGCATATAATTGCGGAAACGAGGAATGTGATTGCCATAGCCGACCATATCAAAGTAGCGATTACGGAACACATAAAAGCTGTCACCAAACACCTTGCGGTTAAGAAATCGGTACTGCGAGAACACATCAAGCTCACGATTTGTAATAACCGTACCGGTCAAGAGAAGCTTGTACCGTGCCTTGTCACCAAGGTGATGCATTGTCTTGGATTGGGCGGTTCGTGCTTGCTTAATCTTGTGTGCCTCGTCTGCGATGATGAGGTCTGCATCGAAACCAAGAAGTTCCTTCTCAATGATCCGAGCACTCTCGTAGTTCACAATGACAACCTGGAGTCCGTCACGGCTGATGCCGTTGAGGAGTTTTTTGTTATCCTTGCTTGCTCCGGTTAACACTGTGACGTTGCAAGGGAACGCTGCGAACTTCGCAATTTCCTGTTCCCATACACCTTTAATGGATACCGGGCAAACGACCAGTGCTCTGCGGATTAAACCAAACTGATATAAGGCTCCGAGGATTGCGATACTTGTGAGTGTCTTGCCGGTACCCATCTCCATAAGGAGTGCTACTCCGTTACTGCGTGATGCGGAAGGTACAAGACCGAATTTCTCGCAAGCGAAATCGAATGCTTTATACTGATGGTCGTAGGGTCTTGCTTTGACGGGCATTGGAATCATAGGGTTAGTTGCCACCATCGTCACCTCCGGGGTTCTCCTTGATGGCAACCTCGTCAACGCTGTCTCCGGGTACAAGAATTGTTACCTTCTTCAAATCACCGAAGAGAAAACGCAGAAGTCTTTCACGAAGGGTTACCGTCTTACAGGCAACGATGCCGCCATCCTTGGGTTTCTTTGAAACATGGATTGTGAGATTATGTTTCATCGTTTCTTTCTCCTTTCAGAAGAAGCGGTTTTGTTTGCCCCTTCCGTATCTACGGAGAAAAGGGTGCCGTTTTGATGAGGGTATTTTGAAAAATTCTTTAAAAAAGTTTTTCTCGCCCCTTCAATTGATTCAAAAACTGCTCTGAACCCCACATTTTCGTTTCTTGCAATTTCACGCATAGACATCCCTGCTGCAAGTTTGAGAAGTCGACGCTGTTGGATATCGGAAAGCATCGAGAACGCTTCATATATGTAGGAGTTGTCCTCATCACGGATTAACTCGGTGAGCGGAGTTTCTCCTGTTGTAGGAGCAAATTTGTCGTTGTCACCATATTTGATAGCATCGAGCGAATAGCAATGATAGCGTTCTTTTCTTGCAAGGTTTTCTTCCTTGCGACGGGAGTCGATAATAACGGCACCGATTTCTTCAGAAACCTCAACCTCCGTTACTTCTCCCGTGACTGATTCGTACTTGATTTTCATAAAGTGTCCTTTCCGCCTTGAGGAAGGAGGCAGGACACAAAGAAAGCCGATACATCTGATGATGCACCGGCAGAGTTACACCTTGAGGGCATGACAAGACACGGTGGAACACCAGACGATAAAACAACCCTTTATCGATTGTTTGGTATCGTTCTGTGTATCCCGCCGCCTTTAATGCGCATCTCAAGGCTTTGAGATTTATTGAGTACCAGTTGGTACGATTAAATTATAATTGATGGCCTTTCAAAACACACGGACACAGCGTGTCCGGCTGAAAAGCCGCTATTTATAAGGCTTTTTGTGATTGCGTTATGAAAAATACCCCTTAAAACGCAAAAATACCGGACACATCTTGTCCGGCCAGAAGAATAAATATTTTTGAATTTTTTGAAAAATAATAGCTGTCCAGTGGGTGTGTCAGCTTAAAGTCCGTTATTTGGGACACTATCTGTGGGATAATGAGAAAAACAAAATGCATTTCTCCTGTTCTTCTGTATCGCAAATATCACTAAATAGCGAAAACAACACAAAAGTCACAGAAACGACTTGAAAGAGATACAAATATGTGGTATTATATTATTGCATTACTTTATGCTAATAGTGAAAGTGAGGAGATAAAATGTCAAACTTACCTAGTGAAAATTATATCGGCATTGACGATGCAGCAACATTTCTTAATGTAAAACCAGTCACATTAAGAAAATGGATTAAAGACAAGAATGTTCCTGCCCATAAAATAGGCAAGCAATGGAAATTCAAAAAATCCGAGCTCGAAGAATGGGTTAAAAGCGGCAAAAGCGCAGAAGTATAATAATTTGGAGGATATAGAAATGAAAAAGTCGTATTTCCCGTCTAACAGCATTCTTGAAGAAGCTGTCCTTAATGCACTGAAGGAGTTAGGTGGTACTGCTACCACGGAACAAATTAATCAAAAAGTAATCGAATTGCTTGAATTGCCTGAAGAAATAGTGCTTCTCGAGGACGAAAGCGGATGTGGAACAAAACTGAATTATAGACTTCGTTGGTGCAGAACAATTCTTAAATCGCGAGGCCAGATTAAGAACATTGTAAGAGGTACATGGGCCTTAATTTGATTAATTAGGAGAAACTATGTCTACATATAAAATTCAAAAAGACTATTATTCAAATGTTACTCCTCATCAGCAAGAAGAGATGTTGTCTCTATTCGATACTGATAACGAAGGAAATGTTATCATTCCATATACACATAAGGGTTATACCGTCAATGATAAGGAGTTTACCTTTAGAACCGATGTCAAAGCTATCAGTATGTTTTCAGGAGCAGGTGGATTAGATATTGGAGCTCAACTGGCAGGTGTTAAGGTTATTTCAAGCCTCGATATATTTGAAGATAGTGTTGAAACATTAAAACTTAATCCTTTCTTTAAAGACACACTACACGAGGTTGGAGATATTACTCAGATGACAGGTGCTCACTATAGTGAACTGCTTGCAAAAGAAAAGCCAGAGAAACTAATCATAATTGGTGGTCCCCCTTGTCAACCGTTTTCTAAGGCGGGGTATTGGGTAACAAATGAAAAACGAAATTCGAGCGAAGATCCTCGGAATCTAATTGTACCGTACTTTAAGATTATCGAGGACTTACAACCAGATGGTTTTGTGCTAGAGAATGTTGAGAGTATTCTTCACCCTTCTAATAAAGAGGCTGTAGATACAATTTACAGTATGCTATCTCGTTTAGGTTACAAATGTTCAATGTTGAAAATCAACGCCGCTGAACACGGAATACCTCAAAAGAGAAAAAGAGTTTTCTTCCTAGCAAGCAAGAAGGAAATCAAGGCGTCTTTGCCACAGACGCACGGATCGGAAAAAGAAATACTCTTAAACCCTAATCTTCTACCTTATGAGCGTGTTATAGATTGGATTGGCAAATTTGATACTCCTGAATTTTGTGATGATGAAAACCTAAAAGCCGAAGGAAAATGGGAGCACGAATTGACATGTATTCCATTTGGCAAAAACTATATTTCACTGACGGCACGGGAGAATCATCCGGATCCTGTCTTTGTGGCGGGAAAACGCTATTGGCTTTCCTTATTGAAATTGCATCCTTTTCAACCTTCCTGGACTATAATTGCAAGTCCTGGACATTGGGAGGGCCCATTTCACTGGAAAAATAGAAGATTGAATACGAGAGAATTGGCAGCGATACAAACTTTCCCAGATGACTATGTGTTTTATGGAAGTTCTTATTCCAAACACAAGCAGATTGGAAACGCTGTTCCTCCTCTGTTGGCGAAGAAGGTGGTTGAAGAATTATGCAAATGGATATAAAGACACCTAAAGTATTAAGCCTTTTTTCTGGTGCTGGAGGTTTAGATATCGGGTTTGAGCAAGCAGGATTTCGTACAGTATTTGCGACGGATGTCTGGGACATCGCCTGTAACACACTGAAGAAAAATAGCATTGCTGATACTGTCTTTTGCGGTGACGTCAGAAAAATTGACTTTTCCTCTTTACATGCAAGTTATGGGGAAATTGATTGTTTAATTGGTGGACCCCCTTGTCCTCCTTATAGTCAAACTAGGCATTATTTGGTAGGAAAGGCTGACGGCTTTGAAGATGAGCACGCCGGTTTTGCTGTCCCTGAATATTTTCGAGCCGTTTCCGAAATCCAACCCAAGGTCTTTCTTTTTGAAAATGTTGATGGATTTACATTCAAGACACATCAACACGAATTCAATTTCTTGAAAGAAAAAGCAGAAGAACTCGGTTATAACATTACTTTCAAAGTCATTAATTGTGCGAATTATGGAGTTCCCCAAACAAGGAAGCGTTTCTTTTGTATTGGAACTAAAAAGGAACTGCCTAAGTTTGAGTTTCCCAAAGAAACACATGCAGATCCCGTCAAAAAAACGCCCTTACTGCCATGGGTAACATGCGGTGAAGTAATGGCTGAATTCGATAATATTACAGAAGAAGAGAAAGAACAGCGTCCTGGTGCCAAGGATTATGAATTACTCAAAGAAATTCCGGCTGGAGATAACTATTTGTATTTCACGGAGAAGAGAGGTTATCCTGAACCCAAATTCAAATGGAAATCACGGTATTGGACATTTCTATTGAAATTAAGTCCTGACCGCCCCTCGTGGACGATACAAGCTAGCTTTTCTACAAACCAGGGACCGTTTCACTGGAGGAATAGATTTCTTCGAATAGAGGAATTGAAACGAATTCAAACATTCCCCGATGAGTATGAGTTAACTGGAGATATGAAGGAGCAGTGGAGACAAGTTGGAAATGCTGTTCCTGTTAAAATGGCGTATGTTTTAGCCAAAAGAATAAAGGAGGTATATTTTAATGGAGAGAGATGAACGCTATGAAATAAGTTCTCAAGGTTCTCTTGTTGTTGGTATTCCTACCACACTTACTCCTTCAGAAAAAAAGAAGATGATCGAGAAAATGTTTTCAATCAATGGGTGGACATATACTCTTTTGGAAGAGATTACCTCGGCACACTTTTACATTGAATTAAAAAACGAGAATCTCGAAATAACAAAGAAATTCCACCTTTTCCACGGCAATGTTCGCAAAGAAGATCCTGATAGAAACAGAGAAGAAAAGAAAATTCAGCTTGGAACAGAAAATGATCCAAGACAGTATCCTAACGATGCCATCATTCTTGGTTTCTATGTTTATGAAAACAAAGAAGACCTGAGCGATGTAGTAGTTGTTGCATGGCCAATAGAGGCAAACAAAAACTATCCTGCAAATCCCAGTCTTCGTGTTAATATGAAAACAGATATTCTTCCTGCTAAAAATGCCGGCTATTATGTGGATAAGTCAACAGGCAAAAATCTTGTTGCTTTCCGTCCGGAGTTTATTTATCACTATCTTGAATGTTACAAGGATATTCATTATGGTTTAACGGCTTCAGAAGATACCACTGTGGACAACGAATCGTTATTCAAGTCTTGGTTTTTGAAACAACGTAAAGATAATGGTGAAGCGTATTCCGATAGCACCCGTTCGCAGTATATCGGAGCATTGAAGGCGGTTTCTAATGCGTTCCCAGATGTAATTGCTCCCTTCTCATCGATTTTTGAAATCAATGACTTAGATACCTTTGAAAGAGCAAGTTCTGCTATTAAAGCAGATCCTGGCTTTGAGGAGTTCAATAAATCACGAGGTAATGGTTCACTTTCTGCAGGACTCGATTTATACGGACGTTTTCTTGAGGAAAGAGGTGTTGAAGAGGAAGTAGAATTCCTTTCTCCGGCTTGGTTTAGAATAAAAGCAGTAGAGCATTCTAATGTTGATGCTGAATCAGCAATCCTTTACCAACAGTTCCAGGCGCTATACGCTCCTGAAAAGTTGGCTGCACTTAGTGATGACGAGTTGCTTGGATACATCTTTTTAGGTGTCAATGACACAAGCCTCTGTAATGCACTTGAATTTGATTCACAATATGGTCAATTTGGAAGCATCGCAGGAGGGACGGCATATAAGTACAATCTCTTCTATAGTCGCAATGATGCCACTTGGAAAACCTCATACGGTGATGGCGGACAGCGTTCCTGTTCTGAAGAAGAGGCATTGACAATTGGCAAAGAAATACGTGACGCCCTGGTTAAGGGTGCGGAGATAATTGCTAATTTTGAGACGCTTGCAATGCCTAATGATTATACCTCGTTGTTAGCTGAACTTACTGTCGCAATTCCTCAGTATATCACTAAAATGTGGTTCTTGAAGTATTACCATATGCTTTATCCAACCCTTATCACCTTGTTCTACAATGAGACTTGGCACAAGCATATTCTTTGTAACCTAAACATTGTACCCAGCGATGCACAATTTGTCCGCATGGGTCAAATTAACTGTTTTGTAAACGAATGTGGCATTTCAAATATGGTTTTTAGTAAAATCATATTTGAAACACTCGGTATGCCGAAGACCTTTTATAGAATTGGCACCGGTGATAACGGTTGCTATTTGCCCGAATGGCAACAAAACAATTATGTTGCTATCGGTTGGAATGAGCTTGGGGATCTTTCTTCTGCTTATGCCGAGGACGCAGATAGTAAGGCTGTTATCACAGAAGCTCTTAAGGGCCATTGGAATTATGACAATCGTTTGGCATCCCGAAAGTATGGCGAGATAAACAATTTCTATTCTGCTGTTGCTGATACTACCTTTGTTGTTGCGATGAGTGGATATAAGATTCTTGCCATTGGTGAATTGTCTGGCAGTTATTATTTCAATGACGAGCGTGAATATGGTCATTGCCGTCCAGTTCGTTGGCTGAAGGTGTTTACAGAACCTAAAACTCTCCCTGTAGAGGATGAGGGCAAGCTCACAACATTCTACGAGTTAAAAAACAGCGAAAATATATGCTATTTATATGCTTTGCTACACGGTACAGATGCGGATGCTGAACTGATAGATGAGACCGAAGTTGAAGCTGTTCGCCCCATCAACACACATACTGGATATCAAAGCAAATATGGACGCAATCGTATTCTCTTTGGCGCGCCTGGTACTGGTAAGAGTTTTACACTGAACGGTGACAGAAAAGAGCTTCTGTATGGTGACCGCGATGTAGATGAAGACTCCATCGACCGTAGCTTGTATGGCGAATATGAGCGAGTAACTTTCCACCCGGACTACTCTTACGCCAACTTTGTCGGTACATATAAACCCGTTCCGTGCAAGGATGACCAGGGACACGATGCTATTACTTATTCCTATGTTCCCGGTCCGTTTATGCGTACCTATGTTAAGGCACTGCTAAATAGCCGTACCGATTCACCGAAACCCTATTTGCTCGTGATTGAAGAAATCAACCGTGCCAATGTTGCAGCGGTTTTCGGTGATGTATTCCAGTTGCTTGATCGTGATGACGATGAAGTGAGCGAATACGCAATCCAAGCATCCGAAGATATTAAGAAGTATCTTGCAGAGAAACTCGGTGGTGACCCCGAAGAATATGCTGAAATTCGCATCCCGGATAATATGTTCATTTGGGCAACTATGAATAGTGCCGACCAGGGTGTATTCCCAATGGATACAGCATTCAAGCGTAGATGGGATTTCACCTATCTCGGCATCGATGATAGCGAAGATGGAATCAAGGGTAAGACTGTTGTCCTTGGCGAAGGTCAGTATAAGCGTACTGTCGAGTGGAATACGCTCCGCAAAGCCATCAATGATGAACTGCTCACCTATAAGGTGAACGAGGATAAACTGATGGGTCCGTATTTCATTTCCAAAAAGAACCTTCCTGAAGGCACGGAAATTGATGTTAAGACTTTCACTCGCATCTTCAAGAACAAGGTCATTATGTACCTGTTCGATGATGCTGCAAAGCAAAAGAGACTCACTCTCTTCGGTGGTTGCGATGAAAAGTCGAAGAGCCAGTATTCAAAGATTTGCAGTGAGTTCGATAAAAAGGGCGTTTACATATTCTGTGATGCAATCAGCAGCCAGTTTATCGACAGTGTTCCCGCTAATGAAGTAAATGAGGACGATGCAGAATGATTTCAGTTTTCTTACGTGAACAAAAACGATATACACAAGAAGAATTGGTTCGTGCGTTTGAGTGTTCCGAGGAAAAGACTGTCAAGATTCTAAAGCGCCTCAAAGAGTATGGCGTTCTCAAAGCAGTAACGGCAGATGAAAGACAGAAGGATTTAACCGACCTCGCTGAAGAGGATATTGAAATCGCTGATGTTGAGGTCGGTGAAAACGAATACCTCTATGTGTTTACCTTCGTAGGTGTAATCACCATAGAGGGTCGTGTCCTAAAATGCTATCCCAAGTATCTACTTGACGCCACAGCACCTAAAACTGAACTGAAACAAGTTCTGAAGGTTTTGGAGAAGTACAATTCGAGAGAACAGATTATCCGCATGTATAACGATACGAGTGATAGCAGTGCATTTAATATGCTTGCCGTTATGCTGTTCCTGCTTCAAGACTACTTTGAATATGGTTCGTACACAAATACCCAGGATGTCATCGAATCCAATGGTGCCGGTGATATTCTGTGGGACAAGACCATCAACGAGACCTTCACACTGTTAAGCAACAATCGTCCCTACTATCCTGAACTGCTGACAACACGACACGTTATGGATGATTTCGATTTCTTCAAGCGTTTACACGAGTGCATCCTTACACGCTGTACGCAAGAGCTGCGAGATGCTGATTTGTTAGACCTCTTCGATATGATGGGTGCTGACTTGTCGGATGAGCAGATTGAGGATTTTGGAGATAAGGAGTATGTGCTTGATCGAATTGCAAAGGAACTCAATGTTCAGTTCAACACACGCAAACAACTCTTGCTTAAAACACTCTATGCTTACATAGCCAACAGCAGTGCGTTGGATGATTTGGATTGTTTCAGTATGTTCGGCACTAACAGCTTTAACCTTGTGTGGGAAAAGGTCTGTGCGGAAGTAATGGACAACCAGTTACAGAAGCCTATTGGTGGCTTGAATCTGCCTGTTCCTCTTACCGAGGAATATGTGCCTTATAGGCATAACAAGTTGATAGAGCTAATCGACAAGCCTCAATGGGAAGGAACAAAACCCAACGGAGAGCCGTTTGTTAAGAAAGCTGAATTGACACTTATCCCGGACCTTATTTCCATTGTGAATTCAAATGGAGAATACCAGTTCGTTATCTTTGATGCCAAGTACTACAATATTCAGTTGGAACACAACAAGAAACTGCGTGGCCAACCTGGCATCGAATCCATCACAAAGCAGTACCTATACCAGTTGGCGTATCAGCCGTTTGTTGATGCACATCAAATCAAAACCATCCGCAACTGTTTCTTAATGCCTACGGCAGCGGATACAATGGAGAAAAAAGGTGTGGCATCACTTGCGATGTTGAGCAGATTGGGCCTTCAAGACATTCAGATCCGCTTACTGCCGGCTGAAACGATGTATAAGCACTATGTTGAGAATACAAAGATGGATATTAATAGCTTAGAGCTTTAAGGTGGAGACAATGGTAGAAGAAAAGAAACCGCTCCCTAAACACGCACGCATAATGTTACGGCGTATGGTTTGCAGCTATGCATATGAAGAGGACCCAATTATGGAGTTCCTTGACCTTGAAAACGACCAGGATTTATACCTTGCCGCAGAATTTTACTGGCACAAGAGACAAATGCGGGAGCTTTTGGAATCCCATATGAACTCTCTTATGGAGAAAGTGGATAAAGTTCCTTCCGATAATAAGCTGGCAAAGTTCATCAAGTCAATTAATCAGCAAAACGGACTCGATTTCTGGCGTGACCTAATATATGGCGAACCTCTCGAACCAACAGATGAAACCCGTTCTAAAAAGACGTATTCCAATGTTTTCTATGGGAATACAGAACGTCCTTCTTTGGGTAGGATGAGTCGCAAAGAGTACATCAAGACATTCTTTGGCGGCAAGAATCCGCCGAGTGATTATCTTGCTAATGCTCTAACCTATTTGATGGACGAAATGAAAATCAAAGAGGTTGATCTTGCTGAGGCAACGGGCCTATCTGAAAAAACGATACAGCGAATGAGAAATGAAATCGACTACAAGCCTGATATTCGGACGGTCGTTGCTGTGTGTATTGGATTGAACCTATACCCAAAATTCAGCAATCTGCTTTTACAGCTTGCCGGTATTTTCCCACGAAACACCGATGAAGACAGAGCGTATATGTTCCTCGTTAATCATTACTACGATGCTACGGTTGAGGAATGTAATGATTTTCTGCTCCGTTTAAACATTAAACCATTAACAGAACTATAAATCACAGCGAAGGAGATGATTCTGTGTCCAATGTAAAACCTATGCCAGAAAAGAAAAAGGAACCCAAAAAGACTGCTCCGCAAAAACGCAGAGGCTACGGACATAGACGTGGAAAGGTCGCAGTGTCTGCTCCTTTAGGCACTGTTATTCACGTGCCGATTCCCACTTCTTTTGCCGACGAGAATCTTCTTGACTTGTATGTCAACGACAGCGATTTTCGTAATGCTGTCGACAGCGGTCGTTATGTTTATGTGGATGGAAAAATAGTCTTGAACTCCTCCAAGTGCGTGATATTCCGAAATGGCAAAATGGAACTGCAAGGAATTAATAGAGATACAGATTCTTCCTATTGCTTGCATTACGCTATTAACGCTCGTGTTGGTAGTGGTGTCGCCTTCAAGAGAAGTTGCGGGCACAGGAAAACCCGTTACGAGCATTCAATGGGCGTAACGAATCTTCTTGCAGATTCTCAAAAGTTAGAAAACGCCCAAAAGATATCCTCTGCCGACGATGTTACCCTTGATAACATTCTGCTTGTTGTCGGTGGTGGAGGTGGCGGTGGTCACGGAGACAACTTTGCTGCCGCAATTACCCGTCTTATGGAAAGCAACAATATTACAGAGGAAAAGCTCGCAGAACTCACTGGCCTGCATCCCAAAACCATCCAAAGAATGCGCAACCCGGAAGAACATACTTCATTGAAGTCAGTAATCGCGGTTTGTGTGGCTTTCCACCTTGATTTGTATAACAGCATTTATCTAATCAACCTTGCCGGATATCAACTTACAAACCGACAAGAAGACAAAGTTTATTATTTCATTTTAAGCATTGCTTATAAGGAAACTGTGTACGACTGCAATCGTATGTTGAGAAGGCTCGATATGCCTCCTCTCACCAAACTGTAATAAGGAGGAAACAACATGGCCGACCGTTCATTTAAGGAATACATAAACAACCGCTTTTACGACAATTTCTTTGCTGCCGTAAATGGGTTTATGATTCCGCGCCGTAAATCCATAGATTACGGTTCTCGTGTGGTCAGCGATGTTGATTTCGCAGAGCTTTCTGATGTTAAGGTCAAATGCGTATGGGTTGATGACCGTGAGGATATGTCCATAGCATTTGACGTTATCATAGAGGCCGAGGTTTATATCAAGGAATATAGCCACAGATACGATACAAAGGAAGATGCTTGTTATCCCTGGTTTCTTCTTTCATGTTCCGGGGATTTATCAAAGGGTCTTGATGATTTTTACATTCATCATATCGACACATATAACGCTAAAAGCAAGCAATCAAGACCTCTTGATGACTCTCTTGTACCAATCAACTTTAAGGAAGATTTAGAGGCAGTTGCCTTTGATTTTCTACAAAAATACTACCCGGAAGCCTTGAGGGCACCTATGGCCATCGATCCTTCCGTTTTGGCGGAAAGGCTTGGTCTTACCCTTGAATATAAGAAACTGACAGAGGATTTCTCTGTATTCGGTCAGATTTTCTTTGCCGATTGCGAAACAGAAATATGCGACGAAGTGCTTGAAATGATGATTCCTCACCGTTTCAAGGCAAAAACCATCGTGGTGGACCCAGACTCGTTCTGGCTTCGCACCCTCGGTTCAGTAAATAACACTATCATTCACGAATGCGTTCATTGGGTGAAGCATAGAAAAGCGTTCGAGCTGGAACGCTTATTTAACAAAGATGCAACGCAAATTAAATGTCTCGTTAAAGGTGGAACGAGGGATTCGTCTATTAGAACTGCTGCCGATTGGATGGAATGGCAGGCAAACACACTCGCCCCCAAAATACAGATGCCTCAAGGCTCTTTCAAAACAAAAGCATACGAATTAATCCGCAAATATCAGCGGTTAACATCGGCTACTGCTCTCGTCGATGTGATGGAGCCTATTATTGATGAGCTTGCCACATTCTTTGCTGTTTCACGTCAAGCGGCCAAAATACGGTTGATTGACCTGGGTTTTGAAGAAGCTATTGGGGCATTTACTTATATTGACGGAAAATATGTAAAACCACACGCATTCAAGAAAGGCAGTTTGAAGAGAAATCAAACCTTCTGTATTGCTGCCGATGATGCGGAGATTATTGCGTTTTCAGATATACGGCTCAATAACCAATCTCAAAAAGGCGCATATATCTATGTGGATTCCCATATGTGCCTTAACGATGCCAAATACATCGAAAGAGACGAGAACGGCACCGTACAGATGACCGAATACGGTCGTTTGCACATTGATGAGTGCTGTCTTGCCTTTGAACTGAAGGTTAAATCCAAGGATAAATACGCTGAAGAGTTCTACAAAGAATGTGTTCTGTTCCGTGATGCCAATTCCGGCATTACCTTTCAAACATTCTTTTCTGCCAAAGCAAGCGAATCTGTCTTAAACCAGGCAGATGCTATTCTCACCCACGGTGGCGAGCTGAAAGATGTAATTCAAGGAATGCCGAATACATTCGGTGAGGCTTTGAAGTATTTGATGAAATGGGCAGATGGTATGACAGTAGAGGCGTTGGGTGCAGCCGCCCAGCTCGACCCCAAAACCATACAAAGAATGCGTAATCAACCGGAATATCCTACCAATATTGAGAGCGTGGTTGCGGTCTGTATTGGTATGCATCTTCCACCAGAATTAAGCGAGGCGTTGCTTGCATTGACCGAGTTTAGGTTGGCGTGGATGCAGAAAGAGTCGCATATGCTGTATCGATTCTTTCTTTACCATATGTACGAGTCAAGCGTTGATGAATGTAACAAAATTTTGCAATCAAAAGGCATACCTATACTAACCGGCAAGGAATAAGTCCGTTTTTTGGGACACTACTTATGATAGGATTAGTATGGGCAACCGAAATTGACAAAGTGAAGTTCGGATCGAAAGGTCGTGAAAATATGAAAAGAACAACAAAAATCGTGTTATTATGCTTCTTTATTCCCTGTGAGACATTCTTTTGCCTTGCAACTCTTGTTGCTCTGTTTATGTTTCCTCCTGTTGGATTAGTCGGCTTGGCAGCAAGCTCGCTGTATATGCTTGTCATTATCTCAATTTTCCAGTCTCTTCGTGGAAGGAAACCCATATTTAATCTTTTCCGTGAAGGAACAAAAACTTGCAAGAAGTGTGGAACAACCTTTGAAAAAGCTAAATATTTCGGTTGTCCACACTGTGCAGAAGAAAAGCGAAAGAATCAGCCACCTTTGCCTACTTACGAAGAGATGCATGCAGCACGGATGGCTCGTAAAGCTCGTAAAAACGCATTTTGGGATTTTGTTGGCGCTATCGGTATTATTGGAGAATTAAGTGAACTCAATGAAAAACCTCCAATAAAGAAGCAGAGCATATTAAATAGCACCTGTTACGATGATGAACACCTCCACACAGAAGAAGGCCACGATACCGAAGATGGATACTGTATGGAGTGCGATATCGCTGTTGAGGATATTTTAGAATAAAGCAAAACAAAGCCGAGGTGAGTGAAAATGAAACTGGTAACCGAGCGTCTTGTTATTCATGAGGCAACAAGCGATGACGCAAATCGAATAAGTGAGCAGAACAGTAGTGATTCCGTGAATGAGTATCTTTCTTCTCTCTCAAAAGATGATATTGCGGTTATCTTTCAGGATCGGGATGCAGTTTCTGCCTTGCTCACGCGATTCAGCAATAGCATAGGTGATGGTAATAGCGAAATCTTTGGAGCTTGGAAAGATGATACACTCATTGGGTTTATCTCCCTTATAAACGCTGAATCCTGCACGCCCGAGCTTCAAATAGAAATCGCTCCACTATTTCAAAATCAAGGATATGGTTTTGAGTTTCTTAAAGCATTACTCAACTACATATTCGAGATAAAGAATTTTCAGTATATTAGATATACCGTTCTGCCAAACAATAATGCAAGTATTGCGTTGGTTGAGCATATTGGAGCGGCTTTACAAACACCCAAAAGTGATGCTGAACGGCTACTTATTTGTACCTACCACATTAACAAGGACACTATAACAAAACAGTAAAAACACAAATCACATCAAAATATAACGGAAGGAGGATTACCGGTGAATCAGAAGATAAACGCCTTTGCAATGAAGTACCTGGATTTATTTCGTAATCCCCAAACAACAAACATCCAGGTGGAAGAGACTTTTGCGGACGAGTGCTTTGCTCTTGGCTTTGAAATGGATAGTGGTAATTCCTTCTGCGAAAAATATCCCAAGGCATTTAACGATGTTCAGGAGTTCGATAGAATAATTGAGGAAATCAACGACCCGCATTTCCTTGGCACTGCAATTTTCTCACAGTGGAGATATATCACTCATTGGTCATATTGCGCCCATCCGCTTGATAGTGAGTACCGACCCTGGTTTATAATTGCGTTTGGACGGCTCGTTTCTATCACGTCTGAAGATGGTTCTCCTCCTTATGTTTTCTTCGGAAATATCCAAAAAATAAGAATTCATTCAAACTGTATCGCATACGGTTTGCTGCCAAAGGAAAATATGGAAGTTGAGCAGCACGTTACAGTGACGGATGATGGCCGAGTATGGCTCACGAGATATGCATTCAATCAAGACCTAAACTATGCTGACTTAAAGAAAACGGAACAGAAGCAATTCAGGATTGCTGCGGATAAAGCAAAATTCCTATTGGATAAATACACCAAGTATTTCCGAGATGAATACGAGATATCCTTTGCAACTGATGTCGGCAGCTTTGAAATGCACATAACAGATGACCAGGGCAAGCAAGCTGTTTTTATTGGTCCCTTAATTTGTGATTTTGAAGTTGATGGATATAATCTGTCTCAATTGCTCCGCGATACGCTGGATGACCAAACCTTGTTCGTTTTTGATAATAACGAATTTGAACGCATAGAGCGAATTTCGATAGAGCATGAACATAAGAAAACCATCGTTGCCGCTGATGGACAAATCGTTACATGGAATCCAACTGACCGCATTATTATTGATCGCAAAAGCGACACAATCGAGTACACATACAAGATTGGTGCAGAATGTGATGTAACGAGAAAATATCACGTGGCACAAGGGGTATCCAATTTCTTGGATGAACTTGAATGGCAAAATCTATTTATTGAATTCAATGAAAAAGATACGGATGTTATTGTCCCCGAGAGTGAAGAAGCGAAATACACCGTTACAGTTGATTTTCTGCGAAGTCCTTCGAGAATTGTTTCAGGCAGCTATGATAAGCAAGGTTTGCCTGTCGATTGGCCGGAGTTTATAGAAGGTCTGTATGACTTTATGAGTTTTTACGGCTTTGGTGAAATGTTCGATGAATCACATTATGGACGAACATATCGCAAGAAGGATGACTATATTTTCTTATCTGTTCGGTTTGGCGATTATGGAAAAACCTATTACTACCTCACCGAGGATGATTCAATCGAAATTGGAGACCAGGTTGTTGTTCCCGTTGGTAATGATGGCACAGAACGCATTGTAGAAGTAATTAAAGTGCAATACTTCTCGCTCGATGAAGTGCCAATGCCCATTGAGAAGGTAAAAAGCATTATTGGCAAATTCCATCAGCCGGAAGCAAATGCCGAAGGAAAAAGAATGATTTATTGCCCAATGTGTGAAAAAGAAATTGATGCCAATGATTGCTACGACCTTCTGTATGATCCTTTGATTGATGAAATTCCTGGAGTTATTACCGGTGATGAGCTGGAAGCTAAAAGAGACATTTGCGAAAGGTGTAAATACCACGATGAGTAAGAAACTATCAACCGAAGAGGTTTTACGCCTCAATCAAAAAAGAATCAACAAAGTCCTTCAGCAGAATGGAGTAGATCCGAACGCCGTTCCACCGTTAGAAGGCACATATGAGGAACGCAGTCAAAAAAGGACACAAGAGGTTTTTGCGAACAACCAAAAGCGTATTGATAAGATAATGCGAAAATACAGATAAGAAGGCGATTATATGAGAAGGTTTTATGGAGAGGAATATGGGGATATTAAGCGAATGAAACCCGGCAACTCTAAAATTGAGACCATCAATGACCTTTACAATATTCTGCGCGAGTGTTGGTGTAAGGAAAGTGCATATCCGTCTTGCCAGGCAGAGTGGGTGCCTAATGACCCTTCCTATGGTCAATGTGCCATTACAGCAATGCTTGTCTATGATATGTTTGGAGGGTCAATTCACCGCATTCGTGTAGATGGCGGAGGCACACATTATTTTAATAAAATCAACGGGCATTATATTGATCTTACAATTGAACAGTTTGATCTATACAATATCCCTGTCTCCTATGAGCCAAATGAACAGATGGATAGGAAGTACTGCGGTAAAAACGCAGATACACAAAAACGATATGAATTGCTTGTAAAACGTATTTCAGAAAAAGTAAATCAGGAATAAGCTATGTATAAATTCAAAGAAGTGGAATGCCCCGAATGTAACCACAGATTTGCGTGGTTAGAGGAGCCAAGCGGGAACAGTTATTGTCTATACCGCAGAAAAGGAATTGATGAAGAACTATTTAGTACAGTGTGCCCTCGGTGCGGTTTAGAAATGGTTGTACCTTCTGACAAGCATATGGGCATTGCCGTGACCGATAAGGCTGTTGAATTATTTTCGACAGTACGCGGGCTATGAGCTGTATTTGGGCACATTTAGATTAAATTAAAGAAAGGACAGAAGCATAATGGCTGAACGCACATACCTTTGCATAGACCTCAAGAGCTTTTATGCTTCGGTCGAATGCATAGAACGAGGACTCGATCCAATGGCTACAAACCTTGTTGTAGCGGATTTGAGCCGAACCGAAAAAACCATCTGCCTGGCTGTAACGCCATCCTTAAAATCCTATGGTGTTTCCGGCAGAGCAAGGTTGTTTGAGGTTGTACAGAAAGTAAAAGAAGTAAATGCACAGCGTTTAAGGAAGGCTCCGGGACGAAAGTTCACGGGGCAATCTTCGCATAACCCGGACCTTTTGAAAGACCCATCATTGGAACTTGATTATATCGTTGCTCCTCCACGAATGGCACATTATATGGAGTACAGCACACGAATTTACGATGTGTATCTCAAATACATCGCACCGGAAGATATCCACGTTTATTCGATTGATGAGGTATTTATTGACCTTACTCATTACCTTGGCACAGCTAAGATGAACGCACACGATTTTGCTCGTATGCTCATAAAAGACGTGCTTAACACTACCGGCATCACTGCAACTGCAGGTATCGGTACAAATATGTATCTTGCCAAGATTGCAATGGATATCACCGCAAAGCACATCCCAGCCGATAAAGATGGCGTTCGCATAGCGGAACTTGACGAAATGATTTACCGCAGTAAGTTGTGGTCTCACCGTCCACTTACTGACTTTTGGCGCGTTGGTAAAGGTTACGCCACGAAACTGGAAGCCAATGGTATGTATACGATGGGAGACGTTGCTCGGTGCTCTGTATATAACGAGGATCTGCTTTATAAATTGTTCGGTGTCAATGCAGAATTACTCATTGACCACGCTTGGGGATGGGAACCTTGTACCATTGCAGACGTTAAGGCATATAAGCCAAGCACTAATAGCTTGAGTTCAGGGCAGGTTCTTCATTGCCCCTATGAATTCGACAAAGCAAAACTTGTAACCCGTGAAATGACAGAGCTTTTAGTTCTCGATTTGGTGGAGAAAGAACTTGTTACTAATCAGATGGTGTTGACCATCGGCTACGATATTGAAAACCTAACCGACCCAAAACGCAGTAGCAAATATGATGGTCCAGTTACGACCGACCATTACGGCCGTAAAGTCCCCAAACACGCACATGGCACAGCGAACCTTGATAGGCAGACATCTTCTACTATGCTCATTGTAGATGCCGTTATGAGCCTTTTTGACCGCATTGTGGACAAGAACCTTCTTATACGAAGAATTACTCTCGCTGCGTGTAAACTCATCCCAGAGAGCGAAGCAGCCACCGCAGATGTAGCGGAACAATTAACGCTCTTTACTGACTATGAGGCATTAGAGCGTGAACGTAAAGAACAGGAAGATACTCTTGCCAAGGAAAAGAAAATGCAACACGCAATGTTGGATATAAAAAAGAGATTCGGAAAGAACGCTATCCTTAAAGGAATGAACCTTGAGGAAGGCGCAACAGCCAAAGACCGCAACGCCCAGATTGGCGGTCATAAGGCGTGAAAAATAGGATGATATGCATTATATAAACTTTTATTTTAAGAAAATTGTATATGATGAAGAAACAATTATAGGAGAATTCATATCCAGGGACGACGATATAATTTGCTCTTTTTCGTATAACCGCAAAACACGTCAATGTGATATATGGGATAACAACAAACCTATTGAAGAGATAATTCCTCTTCCTGTTTATTGGCTTGAATTGAAACTTGAAGAAAAAGGGTATCTTAACGAGAATGAGTCAAAAATCAGCTATTAATTGTCGAGGAGGTGCAGGAATGAAAAAATCGGCAATTGTGCGATTTGTAGGCGATTCTGAATATTATCGACTTTCCTGCGCCCGCTCGGACTACAAGTATTGCAGGGACTGTACGAGAAAAGAACGCTGTAAGCAAGTGCCAAAATATCAGTTCATAAATGGAAACCTATACAATGCTTATTTCTTGGAATACTGGCAAGGAGAACGTGATAGCCTTCATGTCAAAGGCGAAGACGGAAAAATAGATGATTTTAATCCGTTTGATGACTTTGAAGTTGTATCTGATGAAGACGGAGTGCTGAACAAGTATGATGCTGTTGTTAAATGCATTGTTCACGATTATGACAACGACATACTTGAGCTGAAATACGGAAAAACATATACAGCCATTGGGTACGACAAGGAAGGTTTACTTCTTGTTATGGATGAGAGCAGCGATTGCTACTTTTATCACAAACGATGTTTTGAAATTTTGGAAGACCCGAACCGCATTTTAGTTCCGGCTGTTAGCACCCATATATATGACTGGGAGCATACACATATCGATTCGCTTACTGTGGTAGATAAAAATTAAGGAGGCAGTGATGATGAATAGCTACGATGATATAATTAACCTTCCTCATCACGTATCTACCAAAAGGCCCCAAATGAGTCGAATAGACCGTGCAGCGCAGTTCGCACCGTTTGCTGCTCTCACTGGCCACGATGATGCAATTAAGGAAACCGCCCGGCTGACAGATGAGCGTATTGAATTGGGCGAAAGCACCCTGGCTATTCTCAATGATAAAATTCAAATTATTCTCGATAACCTTGATATAGAGCCGGAAGTTACGGTGACATATTTTAAACCAGATAACAAAAAATCCGGTGGAGCCTATATAGACCACACCGGAGTAGTAAAGAGAATTGATGATTTTGAGAAAACTGTTTTTTTCACAGACAAGGTAATTATTCCGATCGAGGACATCATTGATATCCAAGGAACAGTTTTTTCATCCTTTTTTGATTAGAGAATACGACAAAAGCTGTCCTAACACATTATATTTTCTGTTGGTATAATTAAGGTATCAAAACAGAAAAGGAGCACAGATATGAAAAAGATTGACAGAATAACGGATTATGTTTCAGATTTGTTTGACCGCTACTGTATGCACTCATTTGGTTTTTTTAGCGACTATGATGAGGATACTGATTCAACGGTCGATGTACCCTTGTTCCGAACTGGCAAGGTAGATGATGAAACACTGACCAAAATAAGCATCCATTTCGGTCTTACCAAGGAAGAGATCAAGAACACGGATGCAAATGCTGCTGAAAAGTATTGGAACAAATACCCATTCTTTTCGCTCTACCATCAGTACAGACACCTTTGGGCATGGAATCAGAAATACAAGGACCCTGAACCCACAGCAACGGAATATCTATTCAATGCAATTTTCTGTGACCGGAGAGGCATTCCTGTCAGAATAAGATACAATCTGGCCTCCGTCAAGGAACGCCTTATTGAACAGCTCAAGGAGTATGACAAGCTGTTTCCTGGAACATACCACGAGGGTGCAGAAATTACTGACCTTAAGATTGCAACTCAAACGATTTTTTCATTCCCCAAGTGCCCGGATATGCTCCGCTCCTTCCTTGAGATGGTAAAACGCTATAAAGAACTGTTCTTCAAGACCATCGAGCAGGATTTGTGTGATGAAGAAGCAAATGAGCTGAATTTTCTCTCCACTTGGCTTATTGTCAAGGATAGAGTGGATATCAGCACCCAAATGACATACGATAATATTCTGCGTTTCAGAGAAATCTATCGCAAAGAAAACCTTGAAAGTTTCTATGACTATGTGGTTATAAAAGCACCGTTCTTTGACTCTTGTCCTTGGAGATGCCAGGAGTTTTTTGATGACATATCTCTTGTTCAGGAATATGTAGATGTGTATCCTTTGGCAAAATCCAAGATGCGTCAGTTTGGTATGGAGCTGACTAAGTTTTCTTGCGACTTCCAATGGTCTGATGCTAAACCGGTTACATTCTCTGACGAGGAAGAACTGGAACTGGCAGATTTTGAGGACATATGTGGTTTGAAACATACTCCCCTTGAGGAAAGGGCAAAAGAAAGAACCCACATTTTTGTAGAAAAAAATCGCAGCGAGATTTATGGTTGGGGTTCGTACATTAAGACCCTTAAGAAGGTGTATGGCCCCGTCTCCAAAGGCGGTGTTGTTGCTCCGGTGCGTGTGCCGTTTACTCTATATGAGGAAAATGCCCTCGACCGTGTGAATGCGCGTATTGCCGCCAGACACGGAGGTGGCGTGAATGGATAAAAGACTTCTCGCTGGACAAAACCTTCGTCGATTAATAAAAGAACACAATCTTACTCAACAAACCTTTGCAGATGATTTCTATACAGATCTGCGTAATGTTAACCGTTGGATCAACAACGGCATCAAGGACATAGACAAAATACAAGAATTAGCTGACTATTTTGACGTCTCTTTCTTTGAGTTCTTCAAAGAAGAATAATACGACAAATGTTGTCCTAACACTTTGTACCGCCCATCCTGTATCATATACTCAAGAACAAAAAAGGAGTGTGTGATATGGGTTGGGCAAAGTACTATGAGGACAATATAGAGATTATGTATGAAAGAAAGGCTGCAATGCCATCTTACAGGCAGGAAACCGAAATTAAGGTTGTTTGTACGGGTGTTCTTCCGGTGGCAAATATAATCGTTGAAATCAAGGAAGAACCCACTATTCCGCAGGAAATTGAATATAAGGATAGATACATCGTATGTAAGGACTGCGGTCGTAAATTCCTCTTTTCTGCAAAGTCGCAAAAGCACTTTGATAAAATGGATTGGGATGACCCCAAACGCTGCAAATGTTGCCGAAACTATCGTAATACACGCTACCTCATGTGTTCTTCATTTTAAGGAGGTGCGGATATGTACGGGATGATTTATTCGACAGCAGACAACCGATATGAGCAGTATGAAAAACAAAGCCGTTCAAAATACAACAGACGCTGTATTGATAATTCCATAACCGGGTGCAATAGATGCGTAGGCTATTGCCAGTATGCTGAACATCCAGGCTTTCTTACAGAAGAACTGCGGAAACAGCACAATTGCATCAGCAAGCAGTGTTTTCATTATGTAGCAAAGCCGAAAAAGAAAAACGCACCACAGCTAATTGTGGATCTAACATCCTCGATACTGGCTGTAGCTCGAAAAGTCATGTGTCAGAACGAGTTCGCCCGTGTGCTTCGAGTTGAAAACATAGAATTCAAAAAATATAATGCCTATTATGTTTCGATTACGAGTGAGTGCGATTTTGGTGGTTATGCAACTCAAATCAAAAATGAGCTTGGTGTGGAAGTCGATTTCATTAACCTAAACTATGATTTTGACAAGTGCGTAGCCTTGTTGTGTGCGAACTGAGGAGGCTGTTGCAATGTTAGAATTTTTAGGAATTGTTGTGGTTATCGGCACATTAGTTCTTGCCGGTCGTCAAGGTGAGCACGAAACAGGCAAAATTATAACAATAATACTGTGTGGCTTTATGCTCCTTTCGCTATTGGCGGAGATAAAGTATTAACTACGAAGAATGGAGGTGGCTGAGTTTGGGTAAAGATTTCTGGGGTGGAATGTTTGATTTTAACGGTGATGGAAAAACAACCTGGGACGAAGAAATGCTCGGCTTATCCCTTTTAGAGGAAGACAGAAAAAGAACCGCCAAGAATTTAGAGTCCAAGCCGTCATACAAATATAAAGAACTAAAAACAAAAAGTATGCCCACGATAAAAGCGGTTCCAGAAGTTGTTGATGAGACTAATTACAAGTCCCTTTGCAGTGAATATCGAACCGAATGCATTTGTGCTGTTGTTGCTCTCCTTTTAATGCTCATACCGGCTGTTGTCATACTTTGGGCGGTTTATTCCACCTATGATCCCAAAAACAGTGCCAGCGATTTTATTACAATTGTTTTTACTCTTGCTGGACTGGTCTATGGCGGTGTTGTATTCCATACCACCTTCAAAAGTATAAATACCAGCGTGGAGAACCTTAACTTGGTAAAGGAGAGGTACACTGGACCAGAACTTCCAAAGAAAAAATTCAATGCTAAATGGCTGTTGCTCTTGCTTATTCCGCTGTTTATAATAGGTTGTTTCTTGTTCTCTACAAAAGATGATGTGGGTTCCCATAATAATAGCTCCCATAATGACAATAGCTACCACAATAACTATAGCAATAGTGGTTACAGCAATAATACATATTCAGGCAATTACGGTTTTGAATGTATTTTGAGTCATTGTGACTTTAAAGCAAAGGAAGGCAGCCCGTATTGTGGTCGCCACGGGTGCTGCAAAGATGGATGCCGCAATCAAAAAGACCCTATGGTACACTGTTGCAATACCCATAATTGTGCAGAACCCGGCTGCGGTGCACACAGATATGACTATGCTGGTAGCCAATACTGTCAAACTCATTATGTTCATCACTATAACGATTAAAGGCTCACGGACTGCTATGCAAAAAAAGAAATAAAGCCCCAGAGTTCATTTGCTCTGAGGCTTCGTTCATTCTACAAGGTCGTATATATTAATCACTTTTTTTCCAGCCTTGATGGCATACTGCATTGTTTGGTAAGCACCACCGGATTCCTTTTCTACATAGCAGATTAAAAGGTCAGCTCGATCTACCATATACCGGTTACGCTTTTGGATTGCACCCTTGAAGTGGCTGGATGCGGATTCCTGGCACAGTTCAACTTCATCGTAGTATTCCTCAAAGGATTCTACGTTGTCTCGATATTCAGCGGTCTCATAAGGCATAACCCATATAAGAGAGCTGTTGGCGTCAAATACGCGCTTTTTGACACGCAGGACAGCAGAGGATACTATTTGGTCGAAATCGCCGTCACGACCCACCAGGAAGTCCACATAGGACTTGCTGCCGATTAACTCACGCACAAGTTCTTCGACTTTATCTTCCACAAAAGAGAATCGGTCGATGTAACGATGACCGATGAAAGTCACAGTATAAATATCAAGCATCTATTCACCTTCGTTCTGTTGGCTGTAATCACACACTAAATATTATTATAACATAACCATTCCAACAAAACAAGATAACTAATAGAATGGCTCACACAATTTTGACCACCGTATAGGATACAATATTATAAAAGGACGGTGGTGAAATATGTACGAAAACGAATTTCAAACACGCCTCGCTCAATTAAGAGAAAAGAAAGGTGTTTCGGCTCGTGATATGAGCCTTTCAATCGGGCAGAACCCCGGTTATATAAACAACATCGAAACCGGAAAAGCGCTTCCTTCGATGTCTGGATTTTTCTATATCTGCGAATATTTACAGCTTTCTCCCAAGGACTTCTTTGACACCGATGCAAAGAACCCTGAAAAATTGAACGAGCTTATTAAAGACCTAAAGAGACTGGACGACAAACAATTAGATAGCATTGCATCCATCGTCCAGGGACTCGTTAAGAAAGGTTAATCCCAAGGCGCACAGCTTCACGGCTGTGTGTCTTTTTTAATTATATTCAATTTGAGTACCGTCCTTCAAGCAGAAGGTCAAATGCAGACCGTCTGATACACTTACCTTATCTATTAAAAAATGCAGAAATAGGATGTTTTTGCGTGTCCTATTGGCATCCTCGTATATGCTACGGATTATCTTTTCGTATTTCGGCCTTTGAAGTCTTGGATGAATGGCTTTCATCGTTTCCCAACATAGATCAACCACATCCATATTACTTTCAATTGCGGTCTGTAGTGCTGCCGCCAAACCGTCAACCATTTGGCCATCTTTGATGGAGTGAGGATGGGCATTACCGTCATAGTATGAATTACAGCGCCAGATTTCTTTTCTTGTTAGCCTTCCGTTACGCCTTCTTTGTAGAATTTTATGCCCAAAGAACGAACCACAGCTTGAGCAGAAGACCCTCCCGCCAAGTGGATAGAAGCCAGAGAACCGAAGACTTGTTCCTCTGCGGTATTTAAGTGCGTTCTGTACCATCTCAAAAACCTCTGCTGAAACAATAGGGTCGTGTGCGTTGCTGACATAATACTGTGTGACTTCGCCTTCGTTAATTTTTCTTTTTCCTGTAAGAAAATCTATGGTGATGGTTTTTTGAAGTAGGGCATCGCCTTTGTATTTTTCGTTGGTGAGGATACTTACGACGGGAGTCTTATTCCAAGGCCCCTGTTGCTTTGTTGTGGGTATCTCCAGTGCATTAAACAACTCGCATATAGTATGAGGAGATTTTCCGGCAAGGTAAAGCAAGTATATCAATCGCACGATGGCGGCTTCTTTCTCAACTATTTGAAGTGAGCCGTCAGTGCCTTTTTCGTAGCCAAGAAACGAGTCATATGGAACGTGGTATTTGCCATCGGAAAAACGCTTCCGTGTACCCCAGGTTACATTTTCCGATATTGACCGGCTTTCTTCCTGGGCAATGCTACTCATTATTGTAATAAGGAACTCGCCCTTGCTATCAAGGGTGAATATATTTTCCTTTTCAAAATACACCTCGATATTGGCTGCCTTTAGCTTGCGTATGGTGGTTAATGTATCCACTGTATTCCTTGCGAAGCGAGATAGTGATTTCGTAAGTATTAGGTCTATTTTGCCGTCAAGAGCATCCTTAATCATTCGGTTAAAGCCATCACGGTTGCGGAAAGACAAGCCGGAAATGCCGTCATCATAATAGATGCCAACAAACTCCCATTCTTTGTTTTCCTTGATGTATTGCTCATAATAATCACGCTGTGCAGCAAGGCTTGTCTCTTGCTCCTCGGCTGCGGTTGATACACGGGCATAGGCAGCAACTCTTCGCTTTTTTACAATACCTCCGTCAAAGGAGGCTATTTTTATTGTGGCGTCTATTTTAGTGACTTTCTTATTTCCCATGACATATTCCTCTCCAGTTCACCAACCACCGGGTGATAGGTGTCTATTAGCTTGTTACGCAATTCCTCATATTCTGACGGTGTGATTATGCCTTTCTCCGCGTATAGATAAAAAATCAGCTCACCGATGCGGTATTTCATTTCTGCGGTTTCTTTCTCCATCACTTAATCTTCTCCTTTGATGATTTTCTGTGTGCCGCCATATAACATTTACGGTTGCAGTATATCTGTTCCTTTCGGGATGTTTCAAATTCGCATCCACAGTTCGCACAGACCTTTTTGTGATGCGTAAAGTCTATACATTCAGGATGCTTGCTCCACCACTTGTTTCTGCAGGTATCGCAGCAGAACTTTTTATATGGTCGATTATGTGGGTTGAGAAGCTCTTTGCCACATTCTTTACATCTTCCCATTAAATAGGTCGAATACTGTGGATCGTCCTTGTGACGTCTGATAAAAGATTTCACAGAATCGCAACTAAGCTCAAGACGGGTTGCTATTGCTTTGTATCCATATCCTTGTGATTTCAGATCCATTATTTTGTGTTTTTCCAATGGTGAGAAACGAGTATTTTTCTTTTCCATTGCAGTAACACCCCCTCTGCAAAAAATTGTATCCATAGTAATTGCTCTAAAACGCAAAAAAGTCAAGGCCCATTTTGATGCCTTGACTGCTGCATATATATGTAGGGAGTGCAATTGAAAAATAATTTTGAACTTGTGTTATAAAGTCTTGAACCCGTGCAAGACTTTATGTTTTGAGTGAAACCCCCGAGGTAGGGGGAGGTTTCAAAACAACGCACAACAAAAGCCAGAGCGAAACGGCAACGGAATATGAGAAGGTTTTCCGGGATAGCATTGAATGCTGCGCAAAAAGAGAAAAAGCCGAAAACCCTTGTAAATAAAGGATTTACGGCTCTTGCAAACAAAAAAGTCACCTCGCAAAGAGATGACTTCTTTGTATCAACGAATGTTGACTTTTATGGTCGAGGTGACAGGACTTGAACCTGCGGCCTCTGCGTCCCGAACGCAGCGCTCTACCAAACTGAGCCACACCTCGATGTGGCTGCCC